GTTTCTGCTGGTTCTCATGCCGCTTCGTGGAGCTCCTCTGCCGTCCGGATAGAACAGCATGCTGAGTCCGGTCTGCATAATGTTGTATCCGAGATCGCGAAGACCGGGCTTGATGACCTCGTTTTTCACGCGTTCAGACACCAGCAGAGGATCATCCGACAGGAATGTATCGAGAATTTTCCGTCCGAATGATGTCTTTTTGCGCTCTGCAGCCTGCTTTCCGGTATCCGAGATTCCCTGTTCACGTTCTTCCTTTTCTCGTTGCTCTCTGCGTCGCTTCAGATCTTCCTGTCGTTCTCTGTTATCTTCCATTTCATACCTCCTAAATATCAAAGATTAGAAAAAAAAGAGCAGCAGTTGTTTCTGCCGCTCCTTTTGGATGCCCCATAAACCTTTATTCGGTTTGCTCTTCTTCGGACTTCTTCTTTTTGGTTTCTTCGGTCTCTTCTTCCTCGCCGCCATTTTCCGGCAGGCAGACTGTCCGATTTTCCTCGGAATCGTCATTTCCGCTGCTCACGTCTACCGTTGCTTCTTCGTCCCGCTTTTTCTTGCGAGAGCCATAAGCTGCAAGGCCGAGTCCGGCTACCGCAACGACCGTAGATGCGCCCTTGGCAAAATCGCCAATGCGCTCTTTACGCCGCTGCTTCTTAGCCTCCTTTTCGGCCTTTTCAGCATTCAGCTCTTCCTCGCTTTTCTGCGGGATCTCTTCCTTGCACCACGGCAGGCGAAAACGGATACGGAATTTCTTTTTCGTTTCCTTGGTCTTCGTTCCTGCATCCTCCTTCGTACCGATTTCCGGCGCGACAGGATTGGTTTCCTCAGTTCCCTGAACCTGATTCTTGTCCTGATCCATTTTTAGTACCTCCTAAAAGATTTAATGTTGGAGAATCCATTCTCCAATATACGAAATGCAGTTTTTGTGATTCGCGTCTCATTAATGCCAGACAGGCCTTCCCCGTGCACTGAGAAGGCCCATCTGAATATCATTTGCGTATTACCAGGGATTCCGCTCGATAAAATCATCGCTTGGCGTCAGGAATCGTTCAAAATCAATAAAGCAGATACGCGGTTCTCCGGTCGTCGGATCAATATAATCATGCCAGTCAAGAATCTGATTCGGATGGATGAGATCATACTTTCCATTCATTCGGAATGCCGCATACTTTCCACACTTTCGGCTTCTTGTGTCAATATCCAGCATATCATAGACTTCTGAAAGCTCAACATACTGATCTTCTTGCAGCCTTGTATTGAGTTCGGTAATCGCAGTGTTGACTGCAGTAACCGACGAATGGAATCTTGCCCCGGACCAGGTTTCAACAAACAGCGTGTTTCCATTCCCGGTCTCATGAATTCGATCGCCTTCGAGTACCGGATTTTTCTCGTAGTCATCGCGATGCCTTTGTTGCCTTGCCTTTTCGAGATCGCCTTTCTTCAGACTGTCCGATTCCTTATTCGAAACTCTGCCCTGAATTGCCGACAGTTCATTCTTGGCGCTCTGATACAGTGCTGTCATACCCGCAAGTCTCGACAGGTTGATCTTATTGGCGCCTGCTACAGCCAGCGTAGAAGCCCCTGCAACGGCCGCAGGACGCCACATATGCTCGGTAATGATTTTTCCTTTGTCAAGTCTGTCAAGAGGCTCCAGGCCGTTTTCTGCGCGTCTGGAGGCCTCCTGAGCGATTGCTTCTTCCACTTTCGGAACTTCCATAGCAGTCATAACACCTGCCGCCCAGAATCCCGTAATTCCGACGATTGTCAGAATCGTAGGAGCGTGCTGTTTCCCGACCTTGGCGATGGCATTGACCGTTTCAGGAATCGCACGGAAGTTAATATTTTTCAGGAAGTCAAAGCTGATCGAGAACTTACTCATGATCGTCTTCCCCCTTCTCGCGAATATCGTTGCCATGGTCTTTGCTGTCTTCGGAGGATTTGTCATCCACAACTTTGGCTTCCTCCCGTCTTAGATCTCCTGCGAGAACACCGAGCTTTCCGATCAGCTCCGAGCAGTATTCTTTGACGTTGTTGGAATAAGATTTCTTCGCAATGCTTCCGAGCTGGCAGATGGCGCACTCAATTGCCGTCGCATCGCCGTTTGCCGCAATATCAAAGATCTTTGTAGCGGCATCGGTCTTTACGCTGTTGGAATACGAATTGTTCGCGCTCTCCGTCAGCGAAATGATTGCCACAACTTGCGGAGTCCGTTCCCAGCTGAGTTCGTCGATGTGCTTCGGTTTCTGCTTCTGCTCAGGTGCTGGAGCTTTCTTCTCTTCCTTCTTGCCGGTCTCCACGTGAATATCATTTCCGTCGTAGTCAACCTTGACGCCGAACTGACCGAGCTCGTTGTTGATGGCGTTCAGGATCGCCATAGATCCAATGGCAAGTGCACACTTGGCAACAATTTTTCCGACTTTCGTAGCGGCCTTCATAAACTTCTCATACTTCTGCGGATCGATTTTCTTCATGCGTTCGTTCTCCTTTTAATAATATAAATGATGAGGAGTGCCAGCAAAATCAGCACTCCTATGATTTTCAGGATCAGCCCTCCAAGAAATAGCGTGACCCTGAGCGACAATTGGAACAGAGAATATAATGCTGACAGCATGCCGGGACTCTCCTTTCAAGTTCTCCACTATGGCATTACGTAGTCATCAGCGCAAGAGTACGCGTAACCGGCTCAAAGACGTTTCCTTCTTCGTCTTCAAATATAATTGCCATGACCTCATCACCCTCATAGAAGACGGATCCGAGCTTTGCCTTGAACGGGTGCAGTGGATTCCACTCTGCCACACCGCCGGCCGGACAGTCTGGAAGTCCGAGGAACCCTCTCCACTTGTTATAGTTCAGAACATGATTGCGTTTGATATATTCTTCTGCAAGTGCGATGGCGTTTTCAACATCGTCAACAGTTCCCCAGAACGGAGATCCAAGATACGTGTCAAAGATCAGAATTTCGTTTTCTCCATCCGATTTCTTGCTGACGTCAAACGGCGTATCACCGTTCATTTTTTCATCGAGAACTTCTTTTCTGAAATCATTGCGAATCTCTTTGAACTCTTCGCTGCCGACCTTGTCCTTGACCGACTTTGCGAATTTCTTTAGTTTATCTTCGCTCGCTGCAAGCGCAACCGTGAGACCCGCAATCTTGCTTCCGCTGATGCGATTCGACGCAAAGCTGCACCCGAAGGACAAAAATCCGAACAACGCAACATACTTATATGCCAGAGCGTACTGAACATCGCGGTTGATACGTGCTTTTCTTTCGAGATCCTTCATTTCTTCATCATCGATCTTTCCGGCTGTCCGGTCCTTCTGAATGCTGGCACTCTTTTCTTCGTAACGATTCCGGATCTTTACGACATTCTTTGATGCCTTGAACGCTGAAAAAATGCAGAGTCCGAGCGCAATACCGGATCCCGCGCACAGAATCGTCGGCGCATGATCATCAATAATTCGCTTAATGTCATTCAGTGTTCCGGGATTTGTAGACTTGACTTTGCCGAATGTTTTAAATACTTTTCCGAAATTCATTCAATTTCCTCCTTTTTCAATTCTGTGTATTCAGACTTCCCAATATGCTTCAAATGGCAGACAAGTTCCTTCCGGGCCAACTACTGTAACAGACTCGTGGATGTTATAGGTATGCCAGTCACAGCTTCTGTTGAACTCCTCTGGTGTCATACGTGTCATGCTGAATTTTAAATCGACCTTCCAGTCTTCACTTGGCGAATATCCATACTGATACCCAAAATCGGATAGCGCCATTCCCTGAAGTTCATACCAATCGCTGTAGCTGAGAACATTCCCATTTTCGTACTCCTCAATGAACTTTTCATTGCATTCTTTTACCGCTTCATAGCTTGAACGAAACCAACGCCCTCCATAGCTGTCATAGAACAGCTCGTTGCCTCGTCCGGTCAGCTCAGCGGATGGCTGAAACTGATGCACGCTCTTCGGAACGCCGCATTTCGGCCAGATTCCGTTTTTTGACTTTGGCATTACTTTTCTTACTACCGATGCTAACATATGTCCTCCTTTCACATGTCGCATTGAATCCTGAAATAAAACGAAGAGCAGCCGTAATTAGCCGCTCTCTACGTTAGAGACTCATTCGGATTTGTTCTCTTCTGTTTCTTCTTCGGGATTCTGTTCAGGTTCTGCAGTCTCGGTTTCTTCTGCAGGTTCTCCAGCCTCATCTTCCTCGTATGCAACCTTGTAATTTTTGCAGAGATGCACAAAAGCTTTTCCATTTCCGACCATACGGCTGCCGAGTGCTGTTACGCCAACGATCTTGAATCCGTTTTTCATGTTGGAATTCAGGATCTGTTTGACACACAACGCATCGACAGCAATCGCACCGACCGACATAGCTCTTGCGGTCTGCAAGGATGCATTCGCGATCCAATACTTTGGTGCTGACGAAGTAATGCGTTTTCCGCTGACGTGTAGAATATAATACTTTCCCATAATAGATTCTCCTTTCAATTTTTCCAAAAGATTCTTTTACTTACTATAGTCTCCATAATAGACCTTGCAGATTTTGTGAGAGGCCGAATGAAAAGAGAAGGGCCGTCGTAAAACAGCCCTTTGAATTCGATAGGTTAACTTTTTCCTTTTCCGGCTTTTGACATTGCCAATATCAATCCGAATACTGCTCCCATTGGTCCTGCCGCCCAGAAGCCTAATCCGCAAAAGATTGCAACAGTCAATACCTGTACCAAATATCCCTTATCGAATCCATTATTGTTTTCCATAAACAGCCTCCTCTTATAATAGATTGACGTCTCTTTCAACGTCTCTATTATAAGAGATGCAGAATCTGTGATCTGCCCTATTCGATCTCATTAAAATTCTCTTCTTCCCAGAATTCTCGTTTGAGCGGTTTCATTCTAAGCGCCCACATGATTTTTCGCAGCGGAACCGTAAAATATAATTGATCCTCATCTGCACATGTTGCAAATGCTTCGAAATATTCTTTAAAGCGCTCGTTCTCCAGAATATCATTTGCGATCCATGGGTCAATCGATCCCCACCAGATCGACTTTGTGGCCTCATTAAAATGCTGCTGGACAACCGCCAATCCGATCTCCTCGCCGTCCTCATTCCAGCCAGTAAATAACGTGCAGCGATTATACATCGGATGATTGCAGCGATAAACTTTTACGCGGTCTTTTTTCAGGTTCAGATTCTCCAAATCTTCCGGAGCTTTGTAATAATACTTCATGTAATATCAATTCCTCAAAAACGAAAAGCAGAGCAACTGCAACGAGTCACTCTGCTTCCGGGAAGGTTATTTTTTAGAAACCCACTTAATATCCATTCTCTGTTTGGTAACGAGACCATACAGTTCAAAGCATACAACATAGAACCAGAATGTGGCGCCGGACCCAATTAAAAAGCCTTCAATTCCGGCTTTCGCAAAGAGCTTGATGTCATCCCAATTTGCATTCACCTTGTCCTTAATTTTCTTCAGCATAGTCAATACCTCCATATAATTAGATTTAGAATTCATAGATTCCTTCCCAATATATGGATTGTAATTTTTGTGAGAAAAAGAGAGCAGCTGTATGCCGCTCCCCTTTTGAGATGATTCCTTCACCGTTTTTTCGTCTTCAGATATCCCGATGCCACCTGATAAATTGACTTGATCGCATAGGAGACTTTGTCACCATTATATGCAATCCAGCAGAACGCTCCGGCTTTTCCCGCATCAATCAGACTGTCAGCAAGCCCCGCACCGATCTTCATCTTCTCAACCTTCAGTCTTTGCTGCTCAACTTCAACTTTCCGGTTCTCGACCTCAACCTTCATGCGGTTGATGTCATTGACCTCGTTATTGTTGAGTCTCGCATTGTCCTCTTTGATTGCCGCGATTTTCATATCGTGCAGAATCTTTGCGTTTTCCACGATGTATTTGTAGTCGTCATGTTCCGCTTTGGTCTGCCCAAGTTTGTCCAACAATTCATCCTGTCTCTTTTCAATTTTTTCAATGATGTCGTCCATAAATCTGACCTCCTTATAAAAATTCAGGATATCATCCCATTACAGAAGGTGCAGATTATGTGATTACATCTTTTGGCCATTGCGCACCTCAAATATAATAAAGTTCTGTTTCGCGATCCAGTCTACATCGCCATCAAGCTTAAACACACAACCGATGCTGCCGTCTTCCCGATTCTCGAAATCAATAAAACCGGCCGGAGTAGGTTTTACACCAACTCGTTTCCCTGCTCGAAAACCGATCAACACAAATATCACAGCCGTCACGATAATGCACACTACAAACTTCCATACTTCCATACTCATAGATTTTTGTTTACTCCTTAAAATATAATTGATGAACTACTTTACATTAAAATTCGAGGATTTTCAAGTCGAATACTCTTCCTGAATGAGCCGCTCTGCCTCATCGTAGCTTTCGGCCTCAAAAAGAATCCTCCCGTTGTTTCGATTGTATACCGTTACATCGTCCTGAAGCATCGTAATACCGACGTTAAAAATATCATGTGGGGCGTGCTGCTCCGGCTTCTTTGACTTCTTGCGCTTTGTTTCCAGTTGTGCGTTCATCATCCATGTTCCGTAGTCCCAGAGTTGCTTTCCGCTTCGTACAGCCATCTTTGTCTCCTTTCGAATATAAAAGAAAGGAGCCGCTGTTAAGCTAGCTCCTTTTCGGATAATGTTGCCATAAAAATATACTGATTTCCTTTCAGCTCAAAGCTTCCAGATCATAATCAGAATCAGTGCCAGTAGGATAAGCAGAATAAACGTGTTTTCAGCCATGATCATTCACTACGGCAGGATTGCGTGCAGTTGTGACTACTTTTGTTTGACTCTTATAATCTTTTGTTGAACTGCTGGTAAAATCCGATTTTCCTTGCCGACGATTATCTTTTTCGGTGCGTTCTTCTCGAACATTAAACACAATAAGCGCTTCTCTGTACCCTGCTCCGCTCAGCAAACTCATAGTTGCGACGCTGAATCCTGGGTGATTCTCCAGGTATTCATTAATCTGATCTTCGAGAGGCGTGTTGTTCCAGTCACTGCGCAATACATTGTTTCCAAATACAAAATTTTTAGCTATCTGCATATCATACCTCCGCATTAAGACTATAAATGTAAACAACCAGAGTGTATCTGGTCTCGCTATATTTCCCCGCTGCAACAGAATTCTCAATCTGAAGATCAAAATTCACGGTATTGTCGACATCACCGTACTCTGCAATCAGTTGATTAACCTTATCCTGAGCTCTCTGTGCGGTCATATTTGAATAGATAAATACTTTTGTAAGGTGCATGATGATTCTCCTTGAGATAAAAGAAGAGAAGCCGTTAAGCTTCTCTATTAAATGATGGTGTTACGCGTGTAGATCTCAAAAATGTGTTCCGTACGCTCAAGTTCCATTTCTGCGGCAACAAGATATGCCTTTGTAACAACATCGTCGTCCATAGCCTTAAGCTTCTGTAAGTATACTTTAACTTCGTCGATCTGCGTTCCAATCTTTTTAATAAGATCTTTCTTCTCTTCCATTTATTTTACTCCTTTTTATAAAAGTCAGATTTCTCTGCATTATAGGAGTTGTGAAAATTACGATCTTTACATTGCATATTGCACATCTCGTTATCGAGTTTGCAGAATGGAATATGAGCACCCATGTCCTGCTCCCATTCAACGCTTGGACAATTATTCACAAATTCGACATCTGCCCTCTTTTGTTCGAGGTCAATGAGACTTATTTCTTTGCCTTGTTCTTGCACAGAACATAATAGAAGTAACATAATCATCCAGGCTTCGTCATTTGACATTAAGAATCCTCCATAAAAATATGAGGACCTGTAAGTTACAAGTCCTCATGCTCTTTAATAAGAGTCCCATGTTTTATCGAATTCCTCATCGAAGAATTTCCAGTTTTTACTCTTCGGAATCCTAAAGTCTCCAAGAAGCATCGGCTGAGCGTAGAGTGCCGCGATTATCAGCCTCTTAGGATTGAACCGATCTATGAACTTTGTATGCTGTAATACAAACTTTACAACATCCATATCATAGACATCATGTCCATCCTGCGCAGTTGCATAACCGCTAGTCCAATCTAATTTACTCGGCGCACGCATCTTCATGCCTTTAGTATTTTGAGTACCCCACATGATTCTTCACTCCTTTAATAAAAATATAGTACTCCATTAAAGGAACTGTAATTATTGCGATTCTTCTTTCTTTTTATCTAATCATGAAGATCAACAATACAAGCATAGTAATCTTGACTATTTTTAATTGTACTTTTGATAAGTTCATCAAAATTTTCATTTTTTGTAAGATGCTTACCATCCCAATGTTCCCGCGCGTATCCGTTACCGTCTATATCAATAAAACAATAACAGTTAATCAGATCGTCGACATTAATGATATCTGAAATCTTTGCGCCATCAACATAAAGAAATCCATCTCTAAAGCCAAGAGATGGAAAAAAGGTTTCTTCTATACCGGCAAAACTATAAAATCCATGTTTAACGTCATTTGCTATTAATTCTTCAAGAAGATATGAACGAAACAATCTTCCAGCTCTAGGATTGGCGATATAGTAGCCCCATTCATATTTATCTGAATTCTTTTTGGTGGACAGCTTAAGCAGTCCGTTATATCTTCCACCGAGTCCATACCAGTCCCATAAGAATGCAGGATATTTACATGGCCTTGTTTCATCATCTTCGCAAAATGGACTTAACATCTTACTTATAACAGCATCAGATGGAAATTCTTTTGAAAAAATAACACAACAATAATGCATTAACTATTCTCCTTCAAATACTTCTTAAATTTATTCTCATCTCCGACCGAAATATCATTCTCGAAATCCAGTCCAAACTCCTCAGCTTTTTCGAGAATAGCCTCTGCCAGCTCCTTCTCATACTTCGGATCGACATAGTTAAAGAATCTGATAGCAGATTTCACGTGCTTCTTGTCCGGCATAGGAAATTTTTTGATCTCAGGAATGCCGTAGAGGCCTTCATCGGAGTCTTCTGTGTCAGAATGCTCCAAATTCAGCTGATCCATTTTCTGTTCGACCCAGAACCTGCGATACTGTCCCTCAATCTCTGAAATATCACGTCCACGAACTGTTTCCTGCATAATGAGCACGTCCCAGATCTTTTCCAGGACTCGCTCCAGAATCATTCGGCTATTCAGATTAATATACTGCTTATCTCGGTGCTCGGCATACCAATTAAATATCTCAAAGAGATTTCCAGACTTCCAGCTAAACGACCACCAGTCGGCAATCATTTCGAAAATATAAGGCAGTGGGATCATGAGAGTCTTATACGGTAGCCCGGCTTCAGGATCATCTTCCATCAGCACCCAATATTGCCAGTGATGCGGATTCTGATGAATGTGATGCAGCCAGGCATAGTTAAAGTCCTGTACTACTTTGTAACTACGATTCCCGCCATAGAAATATCTGTCATATGCATCGTACTCCTCGGTCGAATACTTACTCTCATCATGATTAAATGACACCATGGCGGTTTCAATTGCAGACTTTTCTTCCTGACTGAGTGCCAGATTATCCAGCATCCAGTGAAGTCCCTTATTTACATTACCGATATGCTCGGCCAGATACTGATCGTATGCATAGCTCATTTGTTTTCCTCCTCTTTCTCTGGATTATAATCAAATGGAATACTGTCAAAGTGTCGTCCCGTTTTCTTGCATTTAGTACTATTAGCCCAACAAAAATTAAAACCACGTGCAGGTGTTAGTCTATAGGATATCCATACTACATCATTATCATCGTCGACATTCGTAATGATTCCGATAATACTGCCATCCGTTATAACCTCGTCACCAACATGAAGCTCCTGCGATTCTTTTCTTTTGGTTATCCACGCAAGAGTCTTGTCCATAATCTCCAGATGACTATAGCCAAGTATGATGCCTAATACGGAAGGCGTCCCGAAAGCATCCTTCAATTCAGATATTGACATTCCGCCATCCGATCCATCTGTCGCAATAAGGCGAATAGCCTCATGCATATCCTGAAGCCCTTTATTATATGCTTCATCGATCTTCGCCTGCAAATCCGCCTGTTGTTCTTCTTTTTCCTGAAGTTTCTTCAGTCTCGCATCGATTTGCGCGTTCGTACTGTTCATATGGCTAGTAAAATTTCCGATTTTTGATCTGAGTTCTTTCCATTCAGCGCTAATATCACTCATCTTTATTCCTCCTTATCTCCTCCGCAAATGGAATGGCATCATAGTGTTTACTGGTCTTACGATAATCAACAAAATTATTTGTAAATTCAGCCTTCATTTTATCGAGATTAAACATTTTCATATGGTATTCATCTCTACCTAAATAAATAAAAGTTTTATCGTAATCCATACTGCATTCGTTAACACATATAATCTCATCGCCAATGTGAAAATCCTGTTCTTTGGCCTGCTTTTCTTTTTCGGCCTTTAACTGATTTACTTTTTCTATAATTTCTGCCATTGAATGGTCTTTAAGTATATTAAAATTGTAATATGATCCAAATATTTCTTTCCAGTTTTCATTATCGTAAAGTTGGAGTACAGCGTTTCGAGCATCTTCAAGACCTTTGTTATATGCTTTCTCAATCTGTTCCTGTAAATCTGCTTGCCGCTCTTCTTTTTCCTGAAGTTCTTTCAGTTTTGCATCAATGTGGCAATTTTCGCTATCCATACGACTAATTAAATTTCCAATTTTCGGTCTGAGTTCTTTCCATTCAGCGCTAATATCACTCATCTTTATTCCTCCTTAAATCTCAAATAATAACTTTTTGCAAAGCTCGCGATTGTCTCAGCGCCGAGCTGGCTCGTTCCGTCGTACAAATATCCAATCCGCCTTCCGATGCGATACGGATCGTCAAGCTCTATGATTTCGTTCCAAAGTCTTTCGTTTCGCATCATGCTCTCAAATATAAACGCACACTGAACCTCAGCATCGGCAATTGACTCTCCGTTTTCCTGCACATAATCATAGAAATGCTCAAGATACTGAATATCTGACCATTGTCCAAGTCCAAATCCACCATAGTTAATATTAACTCTCCTGATAAACTCATCTCTCGTGGATCCATCAGCCAGTCCGGCATCGATCGATTCGACAAACTCGGAACAAATATCCGTTACACCCTTCGCGTGATTTCTCTGAGGCCATCCGGCTATAGCATCGGATCTCATCTGACTTTCCCTAAAGAAATATCCCATCACGCCTGCCGTAATCGCATCACTCGGAGAATACTTACTGAGCTCTTCCCAAATAAGCTCTTCGGACCATTCAGCTTTATACTCCGTCGCGACACTATGAGCAACACATGGCTCCAGGGCAAATATTACGACTAAGAATGCTGCGAGCATTTCTACTAACTTTTTCATAAGTTATACCTCCAAAAATTAAAAGGATCTGCCCACGGTACTATGAGCAGATCCAGTCCTATTAGTTTACTTTACCAAATGAACGGTGTATGATCGGTATATTTCTTCACGATTTCTTCCAAATTGGCTTTTGTATCCGACTCGTTGATCGCCGTATATACATCCTGAAGTGCTTTGTGTAAATTCTCTTCAGCCTGTCTAAGCCTGCACATCGCTTCATTAAATTTCTCGTAGTTCATTTCAAACCTTCTTCTTTCTTCAGTTTACTAAGTTCCTTTTCCAGTTCCAGAATCCGCTCCTGCCTCTGAATATCACAGCTGATCATTTCAGTTAAAGCGATATTAAACTTTTCAGAGATCTTAACAGCTCTGTCCAGATCGATCGGAGTCTCTCTTCTAAACATGGTCGCCAAATATCCACGACGAAAACCAAGTTCTTCTTCAAAATCTTGGATTCTGATTCCTTGTTTTTTACAGAAATATTGAGTATTTGAAATAAGGATCTGAGATGGAGTCATAAATAGTCGATTCCTACCTTTCAACAGCCATCAAACGAAGGACCTCTTTCTCCAGTGCACGGTTAGTTAATCTACCCACAACCCAGTCGTTCATTACATATTGTATGGCCTGTTCTCTATCAGTAAAAAAGTGAATTCCATTTACACACATGAATGGTTGTTCTTCGAAACAATCCGGATAAACAGTTTCTCCTGGACGATAGCAAAAATTTGGATCGAAAAGCGAATATGCCGAATCTAAGTATTCTTGAGTTACTTTTACAATCGGTTCTAAAAGGCATCTCATGGTGTAATCTATTTTATTAATTTTCAGAACCCTGGCGACATTGGATCGATTCGAGCTCTCAAAACTGTAGCATTTTAATCCAGGATAATCTTCAGGGATCTCAAGTTCGATTAACGCATAACAAAAGCTGAGATCACCATTGTTGTCAATCTCACCTAATCCAATCTTATAACCTTTCAAAAGTCAATTCCTTTCTTTTCAACAACCCAGTTTTCATCCCGAAATATCACATCACTGAATGTTCTCTCCTGCACACCAATTCCATGGTACATATATTTACACTTAATAAAATATCCGGTCTCGGCAGGAGTTACTTCAGTCACCTCCATGCGATCCGGAACGGTCATATTTCTATGCTTACGATAAATGCGGTCGCCAGGTTTAACCTTGCATCTCGGCTTCATGAATTCCTCAACGCTGGTTTCATTTGCAGTAACAGTTTTCATTTCGTCCATGATTTGTTTATCTCCTTACTTGTTGATTTGGAATAGGGTGTCGAATAAAATGTTGGCCAAGCCTTGCGGCGTTGACGAAAACAGTCCGTTAAAATATAATTGCTGATAACTTCGTTCACCGTGAAACGATTTCACAACGTTACAAAACCACTCGGCGAGATCTCTATTAAAGTCTCTCGACATCAGCCATTTCTTGAATGTCTTACGGGACATTTTCTTATTTGGAAGTCTGATATAACCATATATTGTCATATCTAATTCTTTTGCCAGGTCGAATCCTACTGTATAGTATTCGTCTACGTTTTCATCTAGACTATACGTTACATTTTCGATGTTTTCAAATTCGATCGGATCGCCATAAGTTCCGTCTGGATTAATCGGTCTTAATGTCAGTTTTGAAATACTGTTTTCTTCAAGCGGTCCCATTATATCTCTCCTCCATCAAAAGTTTACGTCTTCCACCCGGCTCTTTGACCCAGAGTTCTTTACGAAAATATACCGGCCCAAGTTCCAGCTTTTTAAATGCTCTTTCGGCAGCCGTTCGATCTGTCCAACAGTCTTCCCAGAGATCTGAAATATAACCGGTAGGCTCCCCTGGGCAGACTTTCGTGAGTGTAAGTATATAGATCATTTGACATCTTCCTCCCAATAATAACTTGGTACACAGCTGTCAGACCTCTCCTGAAATGTAAATCGCTCAGGATGATTCTCAGGGTCCTCACAGGCTCCATACTTTGCGCATTTCGGATCCATTGTGTGATTGCAGACCCAATCGGTAGCGCTAACTGGATCCTCACGATAGATGCATCCGGGATGCAAGAAACACGTCATCCCTTCGCCTTTACAAATATAAATAATGTCAGGTTTTGTCATTTTCATCCTCCACTTCTCCAGGACAATTGTCTGATCGTTTCGTTAGTCCATCCTTCGCCAAAATATCAAGCGTTGGTTCAATGGTGCATCGAAGCTTAAGAGGCCCGTATCCGGATGAGACACGAACCTCTTTAAACGGACATTCAATACAGTTTTCAGGAGTTGGAATTGAAAAGTGAAAAGTCATAATTACACCTCTGGAAAATTTCCATCGTACAGCGAATACACCACGTGGCATGCAATTCTGACAACCTCATCAGCCGAAATGCTGGTATGCTTGTCATTTAGCATGTCGATATTACTCTGTTCTTTAAGTACTTCATCAGCATGCTTTCCGCTTTTCATACCAAATATCACGTTTTCAACAAGATGCTCAGCGTTACTCATTTTGCTTCCCAATACTCCGGTTTCTCGGTGCCTTCTCGCATGGCATTTTCAGCGTCAAGACAGGTAGCACACGGCTCCTGAGCCTCAAATGAAAAAGCCTCTTTCGGAAACTTATGAGCATAGTGTTTACATCTCTCGCACCACTTGTCAAAGCGTACTTCTTTCAGGTCAGCGTCCATAGTTTTCTATCTCCTTACATAATTCTTTGGCTGCATTAATCAGAATCTCATCAAAGCTTAGTTTCGAGGCTTGATAGAGTTGATGCGTGATGACACTATTTGCGGTAACTCCGGACCTGCTTCTTGGAAGCAAAGTCGTAAATATCTGTATATGACAGATTGTATGCTTCCCTAAACTTAGAGTTCTTGCTTCCACTGATGATTCTCTGTGAAAGAACATAGTCCATCATCCTGGCATACAGTGCAAGTAGTACCGCAATAATCTTTTTCATAGAATTCTCCTTTAATCTAAATCGTTTAATTTATTATATAAAGCAGCGACTGGGCATTGTTTGGCGTTGCGAAATATACATCCTCCACAGTTGCTGTAATGGCGAGGTGAAAAACAAAACTTATTCAGAATTCTGGAAATAAAGTCTTTAATATTATCACCTCATTTCTTCAGAATAATCTCGACACCTACGCCATTCATCGTGTAAAAGCATCCATTTTTCTCCAATGTTTTCAGATCCTGAGTCGGGAAATTCGGATTAATGCATTTCAGGACTGTGTTAATCTGATCCACGGTCCCGATTACGATCATATTTTGTGTTTCTATCATTGTTAAGTATCTCCTTTATATCTTCTAATTCAGCGCAAATTAAGGCGATCCATGCGCAAATCATCGCTCCCGTCATACGACAATCTGGAATAATACCATCAAGGCATAAGACAAATATGACAAGCGCTCCGATTCGAAGGATAAAACCCATTATACTATCCATACCATTCCTCACTTTAAAAATATCAGCCAAAACGGAACCCAGTAGATTACACCGAGAATCAGAAACGTGCCTATACTGAATACCAGATTTACAGAACGTTTATGCTCAGTACTCCATTGAATTCCGGCTTGAAGAAAAAACCAGACTACAAGAATGAGTCCGGCGAAAAAGTAGTTCATGACTTTTCTCCTTAGTCTACCGCATAATCCATCGCGAGAGTCAGAGCAGTCGAGCTATCCATACCGAGTTTTCTCAGCTCTGCCAGGATTGCATCCCGTTGCTTTTTGTCTTTGTTATGAAGTGCCTTTGCCAGCTTGTAAATATAATTTTCCAGTTCTCCCATAAGGCAGTCTCCTTTTAAATTAATTAGTTTTCTCCTGCTTTTCTTTTGACTCAATCATCCAGCCAAGATAAACCTGAGCTTTCTTTAGATCTTCGAGTCCATTCTTTTCTCTGAATCTCCAGACATACTTCATGACGTTCCCTTTGCAATACCCCTGAAATTCCTCAGGAGTCATGCTGGCTTCAATGGCCTTGATACACTCGATTCCGCCCTGGCAATAATGAGATGGATGCATAACAGTATCGGATTTGGTCGTTTCTTTCTCATTTTGTTTCTTAAACGTATCCTGTGACATGAAAAAGACACACGATTCACCGCCGTTTCGTACACAGGACTTGTCCCAAGCCGAACATAATTTATTAGCGCATTTCCAATTGAACAAATAAAGACAAATGTCATTCGTCATCGGATCGTCGAGCTTATTCACATCTGCATGAAATCTACAAAATGTCTGCTCATTCAGCAATAGATTATCCGCCTCAATACATCTTTTATTAAATGTTTCCGGACTTTTATTATTCATGCAAACAGAGTTATTATCGAAAATGCACCAACTCATTTCTCATTCCTCCAGTCACAGAACTTTTCAAACCATTCGGAATGAATGGTCCCGAGAAATATCAGTACTTTCTTCCACCATGGGAACATCCAGGCGAGCTTCTTCCACTCCAGCCATCTGTTCCAGCGGTGAATCAGTTTCTTCATCGTCGCATCCCTCCCTTTTTCGAATTTTTAAAATATAATCACGAAGGTCATAATTGATTTCATCTGGGCAGTGGACAAGCAAACCTGTTTTAAAGCAATGATCCAGTTTCTTATCCCAGTCTTCTATCGCGCCTTTAAAAGCGCGAAGATCTTTTTCATTTTCACTGTTTAAATATCGGTTGACGAGTCTTATTGCCCAGGCTTTTTTCATGTCATACCTTGGACAAAATATAACAATCGGCACGTCTTTATAATGGGTTACTTTAAAACGATCAAAACAATCTATTACTGCCGCATGAGTAGAGGTCATGACTGTGTAGCCCTGTAATGCCAAATAGTATGCAAGATTGCAGTATTCTCTGACCCAATTATCGTCAGACTTCATGCACGAATCCTCATAGTGCGAAAACAGGCTACTCTCCAGATCAATGCAGTTATTCCATCCAGCAATTGAACTCTTTCCAATTCCAGGATATCCGCAAACAATAAGCCCTTTCATTAAATACCTCCTTGTCTTGATCTCTGCCCTCGATGATATGCCACTTTCACAGGATCTTTCTTGCGATTCTCAACTTTATCGAAGTAATATAAAACACTCACATGACGACCGCATTCCGGACAGTCCACCATTTCCATTCCGTCTTCAGCCAAATGTGTAGTTCGATAGTTGAGTTTGAATGGATATCCACAGAAAAAACACTTTATGATATCGTCCTTCTCAAGAGTTTTTGTAAGGTGCTGCCCACCTTCAATAATATCTCGAACGATTGGAAACTTGACATTGACTTTCGGTTCCATCACGATTCTCCTTAAATAAATATTGCTTCTTTTCGACTATCGGTATAAGCATCAAAAACGATCGTTTTTCCAGAAATTTTATGAATATAATCCTCACATGCTTCTTCAAACGTTTTACCTCTTCCATATTCGCCGACTAGGAACATACCGTCTTTAATCTCGGAATTCTGAAAGCAAACACCGATTCCTTTTTCTACTCCATTATTCCATTGAAAAACGTCCAAATGATAACCGGTATTTATCAGTCTTTCAAAAGCTGTCATTTAATTCTCCTCTAAGAGACATTCGTTTAGCCTCCTTAAAAAAAAAGAAGCCGCTGTTAAACGACTTCCTTTTTCCATACTTTTATTATTCTATTACGTTCTGTTAACTCATAAAGTTGTGTATGATCATATAAAGATCTGTCTTTCTCGTTAATTAGACCTCTTTCAATCATATCGTCCAATGGAGAAAGATAGTTTGTTTTATACAACCGTCCTTCAAATTCATAAATTATATACATAAATCTTCACCTCCATTAAAGGAGCTGTAAAACTTGCGAAAAGTAAGAAGACCTGTAAATTACAAGTCCTCTTTTATTTAATATTTAACTTAAACCACGGTTTAAATGTCTTTGGAGCCCGTTTCCGTTTTTTATAATGCATACATCTGAGCGAATACTCAATTAATCTTCGCCCGATTCTAAATGCCGTATCTGGCGTAAATACATATCTGATGTCCGATTCGTTGATTGTTTGCAAATCATCCCCAAATATAATCGCCGGATAAAAAGTATAATCATTATCGGCCGAGTCAACAAAACATACGCCCCAAGCGTCTGGTGCTTTATAATTTTTCTCGGAAACGTCCTCAAAATATACATTTTCTCTTTCCATGTTTTCTCCTTTCTGAAATATCTTCATTAGAGAAGCTGTAATTCTTGCGAAATTATGTTGTATGGCTCTCTTCCCAGCGCTTCTTTGCATCCGCTACCATCTGGACATTATCCTCATGAAAATATCCACCGGCTTTTTCAATAGCAAAGACGATCTCTTCGATGGCCTCATCGGTACTTCCTTCTCTCAGAAACCGCAGCGCATTATTAAGCAGATCGCATGAAGGATATCTTCCGAATAATGCGTTTTTCTTATTTACATTCATTCCGATATACCTTTCAGCGCCTTCAGAAACTGTTCCTCACCAATTCGTTCCTTGATCTTCCAGCAGTCAGAGCAAATATAAATATTCTTCCATTTCCGAAGAGGAGCTCTGTTTCCGGCGCCGCATGAGATACAAAATACCTTAGCGCCTTTTCGCTTACAACGTTTTTCATACAGAATTCGCGCAATTTCTTTGTCCAATAACGATTTTTCTTCCGGTGAAAGCTCAGATCTTATGCCAACGTTCTCCATAGAGCACCGTCCCTTCCTCATAAGGCAGTTCTTCGATAGATCTGACTCTCGTTTCTTCACCGTAGTGCTTCTTTAGCATATCGACCGCTCGATCTCTGTCATATGCGAATATGTACCCGGCCGAAGCATGATACTCGTGATCCTTAAGAACAGCAAACATGGCGAAATATAATTTGAGTCTCTGCGAACCTTCTAATACTCTTACATGTTCGATCGCGTAACCGTCTCGAAATAGTTCTTCTACTTCATCCGGATAACGCATATACGCGCCGCTAACAATGTCGTCATCAGAAACAATGCGATGAACAAGCTGTTTTGTTACCTGATCTTCTTCCCGCTTCACGAGTTCAAATTCTACAATCATGTTTTCTCCTCCGCCATGTCATCTTCCAGTAAGTCTCTAAATCGTTCACGAACCGTTTTGCTTCGCCGCATGGAATCGGCCAATTGATGAGCCGCTTCTTTGATAATGATCTCTTTGTTTTCATTCAGAAATTCTTTGAAAATATCGGCAGCCCAATCCTGAAATCTACTTTCCCCGAAATGAGTTGTTCGCTTGAATATTTCACTTTCAACTTGTTTCTTAATTTCCGCAATAGTTTCTTTACCGGCAGTTTCAGAAATGTTTCGAATCAGACTGTTCGGAATGGCCATTTCAATAGAAATCTTATTACCTTCAGTAGGTTCTTCTGGCTCAGTTTTCTCGTTGCTTTCAGAACGATAATTGGTTATAGGAGTATTGAATGATGTCCAATGCATACTTATCACCCTCTTACATCTTCTCATTAATCGTCACTGTAGCAGAAGTCGGCATCTTCGAGAATTCATCATCCAGGAACTGCTCCAGCTCCATTTTGCACTGATCGCAGAACTTCAAACCTCTGCGATAAATTGTCCCGTTTTCATCCTTGCAGGGTTTCGAGATCTCATACTTCCCTGCGCCATAGGAATCCTTCTTCACCTGAGTACCACACCGATCACAAAGCCAAATAGTCATTTTATTAAATCCTCCATTCATTTAATTCATTACGGATCACTTTTTAGTACGGCCCTCTTCATTTCATTCAGAGAGACCGCCTTCGATATGCCTTTTCAGATAAAAAATTTTAGAGGGCATGTAAGTTACAAGTCCTCTTGTCGGATTATTCCTTTTTCCGTCTATGTCCCTCTAAATATTCGCGAGCATAGTGTTCGAGTTCACTCTTTCCGCATGCCATAATGTGATAAGTATCTACGGCATTATCCTCGGAAATATAATTAATGCTCCCGTCTTCGTTCTTGAACGGTATATTCATCATCCATTCAACAAAGCCTTCTTCATCGTTATAATCTCCTCCGCAATTAAGCCAAGATGCCCAATATCTTGACATGCGAATTCCCATAATGAACTCATTGTCCCAACCTAACGCTTCGCCAGTTAAAATATCATTTGTAGGAACGTTTATAATTTTCATTACATTCTCCTTTCTGGAATATCTCCATTAAGGAAGCTGTTGAAATTGCGAAAAATTTTAGAGGACCTGTAAGTTACAGATCCTCTTTATTTGGAGTTGTAAATACTCCAGCCATTCCAGCTTCAAATAGTATTCTCATGCCTTCATTGTTTCGTCTTTCCTGCTCTTTAAGATCGTCCTTATACATTTTTTCCCATTTTTTAGCTTCTTTAAGTTCGTCCTTTAAACGTCTGTTTTCCAAAACAATATCTGCCATTGTAAGAATAAATTCTTCAGCCTCGTATGTGTTCATTTTTATTCACCTCCTACTAAGGAGGCTGTAATTATTGCGAATTATTCCATCCAGCTGAGATCTTCGGTCTTCTTTTCTTCTTCAGCAGCCTTCGGAATATCAACCGACTTTTCTTTCTTTGGCTTCTCGTGCTTCTCTGGCTGTTTGGCTCCAGAAACAGACTTAACTTCTGGCTTTTTCTCAATTTTTGGAGCTTCTACCTTCTGTTTCGGCGGATCAATTTTATCGACGTCCACGCCGTTGAGTCTGCCAATCAGATGCTTTAGGCTCATGCCGAGACTTCTCGCAATCTGACTGTCCGATCTTCCCTGCCGTCTTTCTTCATATACGTATGCGTTAAATTCTTTATCTGTCATGATTTTATCCTCCTACGAATATATTTTTCAAGTAGTAAGGGTCGTATAAGCTACCTGTGCTTGTTCATTTACGTCTCGAGTATCTGTGCAGAAGAATACACCATTGTGCACTGCAAAAATATCACGAGCAATATACTCAGCGAGTGTTGACTTCATACCATTCAGATCGCCTAGATTATCATTGTAGTACTGAACAACCTTCTTCTGGAAGACAACGAACACGGCGTCAAAGCCCATCATGTTTTTGATTGTCCTGGTAGAAGAAAACAGTTCGTTTCCATTGAGTGCGTGACAATATTCGATGTTGTAATTTTCTTCATTGTTTGCAGTCTTAAAGAACAGCTTGACATCTTTCATTACCTCATTTGCCGGAACAACTGTAATCAGTAGTTTAACCCCGCCAAAATCAACCTCGCTGTTTAGCAGATATGTAAGAGCTTCTGCCTTATGCTGGGTGCGGACCAAAACCTTAATATGTTTTTCCTCTGTGTCGTAGAGAACCATCACATCCGGATCTTCCGCGAAGAAAGCTACCATCTCATTGTAATATTCGTCCCAAGGGGCCACCAGATTAACTTTTGCCATTGTTGTTTTCTCCTTTAAAAATATATTTTTTTTATTTAATTTTCGGCTGCGCTGACGCTTCCGAGATCAAGAATATAATCATTCCCATCTCCAAGAACCGTTGTCGGAAGTTTGCCATCCCACTGTTTAATCCAGTAATAGTCAATAACATTTCCATTAAGAGATTCGCCGATTCGTTTATTCATTTCGGCTTCCTTTTCACCGGCGTAGAGTGCGGCCTCTGCCTGAACCTTTACAACTTCGAGATCCGCATTTGCCGCAATAACTGCCTTTTCAGCCTCTGCATTTGCCGCAATAATCGCTCGCTTCGCCGTCTGCTCTTCTTCCATCGTCTTCTGGGCCTGCTCAGTTTCAGCCTTCAGCTTATTCTGAGCTGCCACCTGCTTGGCCTCAACAGCGTTTGTAAATGTATCAGTAAAGTCAATATCACGAATGGCAATGGATACAACATTAATTCCATAACGACTCATATCGGCTGCAACACTTTCGGTTACCTTTTGTGAGAGAATATCACGGTTTCCGATTAAGCTTTCAGCAGTATACTTCGCAAAAATTGTCTTAATATTATCCTGAATGGGTCCGAACATAACAGTCTCATAGTAGTTTGTTCCGACGGTCTTATAAATATCACGGGCCGCTGTCTGATCGATGCTGTAGTTAATTGTGACGGCGTAAGAGGCCTCCTGAAGATCGCTTGAGAACGCAGCCGATTCGAACTCCTGCTTCTGAATACGATTATCCATTTTCACAACTTCCTGCCAGGGGGCAATAACATTAATACCTGAACTGACAGTACGATCTTCAACTCTTCCAAATGTAGTCAGAATTCCGGTATACCCCGTAGGCACGACAGCAATACATGCAATAATGAATAAAATAACAGATACAGCGATTGCCACGAGAAGCGGCCAAGCGACAAATTTTGCGCGCTTCGGCTCACCGTTTTTATATTCGTCATATGTGGAATGCGCGATAGCAACGCCAAGTACAACGCCTGTAATAATAAGAATAATAGAAAATACAATTGCGAACATAAATTAATCTCCTTTTAAAATATAATTTTTATTCTTTTACTAAATAGCCAGCACGAATGGTACATGTTTTTCTATTATCGTCTATATCCATCCAAAGTAAATAGGCTCCGATAAATAAATCTTTGTAATATAATTCGGCACGTTGAACTATACCGAATGAGGTGCTAGTAGAAGGAAACTCCCATAGTCGAAAATCATCCGGATGCTCCACAAGATCTTCAATCGAAAGTCCATTTTGTTCGAGGATTTTAACGATGATACCATCTATTATTTTGCCAGACGTTTTCTTAATATTGTCTAATATTTGTTTGGTATAATCGATAAGTTCGTTCATTTACTTTTCTTCTCATATCAGCTCTGCACTATCGTCATCTTCATTCGGATGTGTATTTACGGCTTCCAAATAGTCCTCGTCAGTCCATTCGCCATTTTTCATATTCCAAACTGGACAATTTCCAGTAAGGCATTGATCATACGGACAATCAAGGCATACCGTATCACAAGCTTCATGAAGCGTCAGGGTGTACTCATCTTCGGTTGAAACATTCGCAAGATCGGTAAGCTTGGAACTGACTTCTTTCAGATTATCCGAACAATGCTTAAATAGTTCATAGCTTTGAGAATATCTCTCTTCGCAGCCTTTCCAGCATTCGAGAAGCTTTGTGTTCATATCGACAATCGAATCATACTGCCCTCGCATAAGTTTGTAAGCATCGCAAATATTATCATAGCCGGTATCAATCGAATCACATATTGCATTTTCGTTAGCAAAAAATTTTTTCATAGCGTTACTATAATTAGTAATCTGTTCGCTGCAAAGATCGAAAGCACGCTTGGACAACTCTTCCATATCCATAAGCGACTTTGTGGCGGATAGCAGTTCATGAACAATCCAGAACATAATAAGTGTTAAACAAAGGTTCAAGAAAAGCAGAGAGATGATAATTACGGTTGTAATAGGCATAAATCTTTCTCCTTTACAAATTATAGTGTTATTTCCTTGTATCTTCGCCTCTGGCCTTTTTATCAAACCATTTTTCAATATCGACCACTCGAGTTCCCTTCGGCCAGCCAAAGAATTCCTCCTTGATTCGTCCGGCAATGTCAGTCGGAACATCTTTAAGAAACTTTCGAACTTCATTGTAGTTTGTCATTTTGTTTTCTCCTCCTCAAGTCGGTTGACTTCTTCACGTAGATACTCAATAACTGCTTGTGCCCGTTCTAAATAGTATCCGAGAGTTTCTAATTGCTTTTTAGACACTGGATATAATCCATCTTTTCCGCATGTAGATGCCATCCTGAAGCAACCACCTTTCTCTGCATTAAGAGAATTACATAAATGGCTTTTAGACTCATCCGCATCTCGAATATATAATTTGTTTTTATAATACTCTATCGAGTCTATAGAATCAGATCTCTCCATCGGCTCATAATTCTTTTCGAAAACATCTGGATTACAAGGATAAACTCTGCCATCTTCGAAGCCTTTAATAATGTAATCTCCAATAGATACATGAGTTTTGCCGGCAGGTGTGTTTATAATCATACTGTAAGTTCCTTCGGAGACCTGGTAAATATCATGAACTGCTGTTCCCGCAAACGCCAGCATTTCGCTGACATTCTTACCAGTCCATTGAACAGCTTCTACTATAAATGGTTTATTACGATATTTCATGACATTCATTCTTCTTCAAGATCGATAGCACGTTTCCACCAGTCTTCAACATATCCGTCACCGTCAACGTCTGGACGGTTTCTGCTGTAACGACATCTCTCATTATTTTGTGTATAAGTTCCGATTCCCATTATGACAATTCTCCTTTCCAGGCTCATTTGAGGATTCCTATTCATTAGCAAAATCTTCAAGGAGCTTTTTCTTATTTTGCCGTAAATATTTGATCGACAAATTAGTTCTTTCGAAATCACTCATGTCATAACGCACATTGCCATCTTTAGAACGATATACTTTTGAAATCATTCTTCTTGACATATTGTGCTTTTCCGTAAACCATAGACGTGGATCAATAACCGTATATGACCAAACCGCATTATCTAAATATGGGTTTCTAACTATTCTTAAATATTTCATTATTCGTCCTCAAGTCCCATCAGTTTCACAACTCCATCGGGATATTTCTCATCAAACCAATGCCAAATATCCTCGCGATTAGTTCCTTTCGGCCACCAGAGAAATGACTCCTGAATGATCCCATCATCGTCCACCGGAATATCACCAAGCTCATTCCAGAATGTTTCAAGAGACTCCGGCGATACGAGTATGGCTCCGTCAGGTTTAATTACTTTCATTTCTGATTGTACAAATTCCGCCATTAAGTTTCCTCCATTTCAAGAATCTTATAGTTATCAGGAGTTCCGGAAACACGCACTGAGCTTATGTCAACGAACCCGACTAGTTCTATATCTTTTTGACCTTCCCACCAGTCAGACTCAAAGACCCAGTGAGGATCGGTCCAGTCTGGATCACCAGTTTCGTAGATCAAGTATTCAACGCAAAGCTCTCCGTTTATTCGCAAGGTAACTAAAAAATTGCTATAGTAATGTTCCTGGCACCATTCTTCAATTTCATCTGCAATAATATCATATGGTGTTTTAGATATTGATCCGAAATTAGCCATTAAGTTTCCTCCATCGTAATAAATTCATATTGTGGAGCCTCGCCATCGAGCAAATATAACGCATATCGAAGGCCATTACGAAAACCGACCATATACTCATCTGTTCCATTTGATGATTCGATCGCGAACTCAATTTTTGAATATAAACTGATCGGGTCGACAATTGATTCGGCAGTCTTTTCATCAGTAATTTCCAATTTGATGCCAAGAGCTTTGAGTATTTTCAGCGCTGCTTTTGTAGATCCTTTGCGCTTTCCGGTCTCAAGACGGCACACGGTAGCTGCCGAAGTATCTGACAGTTCGGCAAGCTCTCTACATGAAAGTCCTTTACGAATTCGTTCTGTGTGAATAACGCTTCCGATTTCTTCTACTGTCATGTTTCCTCCGATCTCATCAATTTCGCTACTCTACCCGGATACTGCTCATTTACTTTTCTAATTCTTTAAGATGGTCACAGAACTTTTGAAATTCTGCCTTGCGCTCGGATAGCGTTTGAAAATTCCATGTCGCTGGATAATCTATTCCTCCATCTTCTCCTTCTAAAAAATACCAGTCAGGTTCTCCTCGAAAATAATTATCAGCAATTTCGATTCGACCTTCATATGTATGACCTATGGCAAAATACTCAGAAAGGAGCTTAAACTCATTTTCATTATGAATATAAGCTCCTTCGACTTGAAACTCTGACCCATATACAATCAGATTTTTCTTGACAAGATTGTCTAATTTTAGAAAATAATCAAAATGTGTCATCAATTGTCCTCCTTCTCCTGTTTTTTTTAATCAGGCAATTTGTATTGTACAAATTCCGCCATTAAGTTTCCTTCTTTAAACCTTACTCCATACCAGCCCAGGCGAAGAATTTTGTTCTCGGATCATGCTTTTATGATCTTCACATTCACGAATCGCTTCTTTACTTCGTTGCTCAAGCTTCTCTTTTAATTCTTCAGTGACATTTTCTCTCTTTGTAGCTAAATATACGTCACAAAGCTTTTTGTCACCCCAATAATAATGTTTATAAGTTAGAACCTCGATTCCGAGATCGTCCAATAAGCTTAAATCCATTAAATCTTCTGTATACGGATGCCATTGAACACTGCGTACACCGCGTTCACAAAATTCAATAAGACTAATAATCTCAGAAGGAGTCAGTTCTTTACGCTTTATCAAGCACCGACGCCGTTCTTTATTTGGTTCTACAAATTCAATTTCTTCAAACTCAGTTTTTCGTCCTTTTACCATTCTTTTTCCAATGATTTTAGTAATATTGCATTGCCCAATAATGGCCTCATGAGTAATGATGTAATTTCCACGATCGTCAACTTTAAACAGGTAGCCTTTCGTAGATTTTTTCATTTACTTTCCTCCTGTTCAGCATATGAATGTCATGTTCATATTTAAAATGGTCCATTAGTTGTTCTTTACTCAAACCATATTGCTCAAATATCCAAAGAATACTTTTTAATTGCTGCTTTGCGTGCTCTTTTTCGAGTTCATCGGAAGAAACCAGCGCTAATCGATCTTTATATTGTTTCCAGTTTTCGAGAAGAAATTTTACGTCGAGGATATGCATACAATTCAAAGGCCTAAGGCATGGCGAATTTCTGAGCCATAAAGCATAGTCCGGCATATTCGCAGGACATAGATCGCATTTGGTTATTTGATACATTTACTCCTCCATCGTAATAAACTCCGAATAGGGCAAGCTACGGATCCAGTCACAATACTGATGCCACTCATCGAGCTTGTGGTTTTTCCTCTGCCGATATTGCGCCGCCAGAACTTCATAGTTCAGATCGATGGTCCTCTTCTGGTTATAGGAACTCGGAAGCAGCTGGATCATCTGGTACCAGTAGACTTTGTCTCTGGTTTTCAGAAAAGCTTCTCTTGCAGCGTTCATCATTTCAATCTGAATTTTCAGACTGTCATACGGTCTTAGTTTTCCATCTTCAAAATCCTTCGAACTAATCCAAAGTTCGTGCGGCATATCTACTGCCGGAATCAAATGTTCACACGAAAAATCATCCAGCGTAAATTCCTTCGCCTGAATCTTATGCATTGTGGAGCAGCTGTTCGAGACCGTTGCAATTTTGTAAGTTTCAAACTCTTTCCACCAATAAAGAGGCGCCGTCACATCCATTTGGACATGAACCATGCGCCTCCATTTTGCTTCCTCGGTTCCTCCCTTGCAGAGATTCATGAGGAGTTTATGATCATTAGGGCCGATGTATGCCGATCCTCTGTGGCAAGACATTCCTTCGTCATCGCACCAAAAATCAGTATCAGACTTTTCTCGACTGTTCATTGGATTTCTGCAGCCAAGTATAGCCATTCTCCATCCGAAAACTTCAGTATTCTCGATTTTAATCATCTATATGCCTCCAATTAATATTTTGAGCAGCGTCGCTTATCGTCGTTCTGTTAACACCAAATTTTCGAGCTAAAGCAGCGAAACCAAATTCACGATCGTTCTTTTTATATACTTGACGAATATAATGGACATCGTTTTCAGTTAATTTATGAATTGGGTTGTTTTCGCCATGCATCGGAGATTCTAGCCCATAAGCAAATGCATGTTTTAAATTATCAGAACGTGTACACCACTCTAGGTTTTCAACACGATTATCGGTCTTGACTCCATTTATATGATTAACTTGTTCGAGATTATTTTCATTCGGGATAAAACATTCTGCGATTATTCTATGAATATCTCGATTCTTTTTGTTGATAATGGTATGCCGGTATCCATCTCTGCCTATAGCGCCCTCCATCATATGCCCATGAAGGTTATAAATATTTCCAGATGGAAACGCGGCATAGTGATCTTCAACAATTTTTCCGTCCTCAAGATTGTCGCCATTAAGCTCGATGACATGCTTAAATCTATTTATTCGGTAATCATTTACTGCATTTTTAGCATCATCTTCACATTTATACGTGCCAAGATTTATACTTTTAGATTTCTCACTAACAAATGTTTCATATTTTTGATTTTCAGTTTGCCGATAGCTTTTTGCAGGAAGATTCTTTATTGCATCTTCAATTTCAGTCATTTCTGTCCCTCCTCCTAGCTTGCCTAGATGCCAGTTTCTCCTTTCTGAATTCGCGACAGGTAACAATCTTTACAAATCTCAGTCGTCCCTTGCAAATGAATAATGTCCGCGACGTTGATTTCCGGGCGCGAACATTCAACGGTTAATACCACCTTGAACCAAACGCCCATTTCCTTTCCGCAAATATCGCACTTATGAATTATCATTCAGTTACCTCTTTCATCACACAAATATAACGAACCATTACTTCATCACGAAAAATACATTTATAGCATTCATTTGTGCAGGTACTGTTCGGATTTCTGCACTTAACCTTCGCCTGAGGTAATCCATAAACGCAATCTCGACAATTATTCGTGCAAGTCAATAGTACTCTCCCTCCGCCCTGAGAAGTTCAGCATCTAGTTCCATCTCAGGATTTCTGACATACATTCTTTCATCCGGCGCCATTTCTCTGGCTTTCATCAGAAGTTCTTTACCGATAAAACCTTCCATTGTTTTATCATTAATGGTATACAAGGTTACAGGAGGAGTGCATACATTATCATAAACAATAAACTCCTTCTTGGCCCAACTCATTTCGTCGTGATCATACTCATCTTCAGTAATTACAAATGGTTTCATTTAGTTTCTCCTTTTCAAATATAATCCTTACAGATTCGGCAATCTACACCAATTGCATCTACTATTGCCACCATACTCTCTGGAAAAGTTCTTCCATCTCGAAAATCATTCCATGAGATAACGTCCATATAATAACCGGTAACGAGGTCGCATGGATAGGATTTAATGAAATCGACAAATTCATCTCGACTTACTTTCTGCCAGTTTTTCATATTAATCTCCCTTCCAAAGCATAGGACTTCCGTCAGGATTGAGCAGTACAGTAAAATTACCAGTGTTATATGTTCCACAAGATACAGCATACATGACTTTAGTATCTCGATGATATACGATTCGATATGAGTCCATACCGCTTCCTTCGACGATAATAAACATCGATACTGGCTTTTGTGGCTTTTCGTCTACTCGCTCAATTGGCGTACCGCAGCCAATTAGAAAGAACGCAAATATCACGCAGAGTAATGCACAAATGATTCGTTTAATCAATTGGTTCTCCTTTCCTATTTACCCAATCCAATGAACAAATATAACGAATCGACTCTACAGCACTATATGAACATTTATCACAATGCCCATTGCATGTAGAATTTCGATTTAGACATATAAACGACGATTGAGGTATCCCGTGTGCACAATGTTGACAGTTGTTCGAACAGGTCATTCAATTTTCCTTTCAAAAATATAAATAGGCCGCTGATTATTCAACGACCTCTTTCCTCGACATTAAAACGATAATGATCATATAGATCTTCGTACGGTTTTGCATTAGCTCTGAGATGTTCATTCAAACGGTCTGCGAATATGTTAGCATCGCTTCGATTGCGAAATACTTTAACAATTTCACAAAGATTGCTGTGCCAGCCAATATCCTGTCCGTTGCTGTCCTCATCTCGATACCAATGCTTTTTGACTACTACGTATGCTTTCATCATTTTCGCCTCCTTCTATTAAGAAGGCTGTAATTATTGCGATCTTACTTCTGCTTCGGTCCAAGAATGACAAGGCCAGGACTATCCATTTCCTTAACAAGAGACTCGGCTTCTTCTAGAGTGTCAAAACCAGCGATCATGGCTCCTTTGCAAACATCGCCGTGCGGACTACGATAATTTTCATCAATAACCAGATAGTCTTTGTTCCATTCGTCAACGCCTGTTTCCTTATACTTGTCTTCCAGCTCAGCAATCACATAGTCCTCATATGACTTCTTCCAGTCGACATCTACGTCCTTATTCGATCGAACGACATCGGCAGACCACAAAATAGCCCGCTCCAGCTCCTCTGTTGTAGCTCCGTTAACCGCCATATTGGTAATCAGATCAACCGCCCTCTTCATTGCACTTTTTCTTTCATCGACCACATAGTTTTTGCTCATGCTTTATTCTCCTTTCGAAAATATAATCACATACCCTCGCTGGCTCTATAGTAATCATACGATAATATTAAATCGGTAAGACCTGAGCGTAAACTATAATTTCGTTCGATAGCTTTTTGAAGTGATTCCCATGCTTCTGGAGCATTTCCTGGAATTAATTCAAGAGCTCTTTTAGACCCAATCGATTTGCCCAAAGCGAGTCCAGTTTGAAAAGCCTTATCTGTATTTACGCTTTTCTTTCCATTAGTAAATCCGAATTGATAGCAGATAAAACAGCCACCAGCAAATCCAAGCAAGCCTAATATAAGCATGACGACCTGACTTTTTGTAATCTTTTTCTTTTCTTTTTTCTTATCGTCGCTCATAATTTGTTCTCCTTTTTAGATAATTTATAACTATTCTGCAACATAACACTGCTGAACAGTTATATCAGTCATAGATGTGATTTGGATATCGTTTTCTTCATCAGCATGAAAATGAAATGGACTATAGCATTGCTCGACTTCAGGATAATGTTGTTTAATATATTTGACTATGGAATCATAATCTTTAAATGCCATAGGAATAAAATTGCATTCACTTCGTATTACACGATACTCATGATCTGGATTGAAAACCGGCAATTGTTCATATTCGTGTTTCGAAACGTATGCTACGAAAACCCATCCGGGCATGTTTTTAGGTTTATAATATGGACGATCCATATATTCTCCTTTCAAAAAATATAAAAGAGCCTGCGAATTACAAGCTCCTTTATGCTTAGTTTTCGAAGATAGTAAACATCACCGAAGTTTCCATTGCCTCTGAATCGTCTTCACATTTGAAATAATGCGTTTCAGTATACGATACTTTTCCGTTGCTTTCTGTGCCAAAATCCTTAATTGGGATGCCGTCCTCAGACCAAGCTCCGGCTACTTCTTCATATACGACTTTCTTGTAGTCGCATCTGTCGATAAGCCGGAAAGCCTGTGACCAGCAATCCGCAATTCCAAGGAGATTCACCATAAAACCACCGGAAAGCGCATACGATGCAATAACAACATACTTCCGTTCGTTCATAAACATTACCTCCATAATTTAATAATCTTCTATTATGGAAGTTGTTAATTTTGCGATCCTAATTCTTCTTCTGTTTCCTGCTGTGCCAACATATTATTATCACTGACATCGCAGTTTTCCAAAATACTCCAGAGTTCCGGTGCGAGCTTTGACTTCTTATTATTCTGCACAAGCTCGTTGATCTGCCCTCTTAGCATCAGATACTTTGTTTTCCAATAGCTCTTAGCGCTGTCTGTTCGGATATGAGGCATCGTGAGATCAAATATCATACGATACTCTTCTTCCGAAAGACCGAATCGGCGCTTGATTATACCAACAGTTTTTGATGGATTCTTCAGAATATAATCCATGACAGCATTTATAGTTTTAATTTCATCAGGATCGAGAAGTGTCAGATTCATGTTACGTCTCCTTAAATCGTCCGAATGGTGATACAGACTTCCACCAGCTTATCCTTGCACATGATCTTCATACCTTCCAGCTCGTCAGAATCAAGACCAATAGATCTGTAATTGGAAGTAAAGACCATCGTATGGTGGTTTGTTTCCTCAAGTTTCGGAGCCTCGGGTTCTTCAGGAATAAGATCAATGAAACCATCCTCAACAGGAATATAAAAGTCAGAAATATTGCTCTCCGGAAGTTCACCGCTCTTAGGCTTCTCCTCGGGTATTTTGGCCTCGATGCTTTTAGCGGATGGAGTCTCTTCTGCAGGATTCTCCTCCCCGATAATAGCTTTAGGTTCTTCCTTGGGTTGCTCTAGTACAGTTTCTTCCAAAGTAGATTCTCCTCTCCAATTTTTAAGAGCATCACAAAAATCTTTGTTCGCCTTCGCGGCATTGAACCCGCTCTTTCCACGCTTGATCTGCTTAAGAACTCCTGCCGCATCCAGTTTGCGTCTGAGATTGGTGGCGGGAAGCTCAAAGAGTTCTCTTTCGATAGCGGCAAAAGATACTCCATACTTATCGATGAGCGAATTCAGATAGAGAACCTTCTCATCTGTCGTGAAATTGGAGAATTCTTCGAAACTAATAAACTCAGCATCATCAATAATATTACGCTTTCGCTGAGCTTCGGAGAGATCAATAATCTTAGCAGTCTTTTCTCGTTCGCGCCAAATCTCGATTAAATCGTGAAAGTCCTTAATGTCATCGTCGGTCACATCTAAGGCGTTAATTTTTACGATTTTCTTGTCAACGCCCTTGATCTTGAGCCGGGCCATTAGATCACGTTCGCCAAGCTCAAAGAGATACTTACTCACCTGCTCGTGCCGGACGTGATACTTTTTGCAAAGATTATTCACATATTCGGCTTCGAGATCGGGATCCATCTTCTTGAATGTCTCATAATCCATGAATCCACCAAGATCATATTCCTTGCACTCGCCATGCTTACGGTTGATCTCCTGCCAACTCATCGGCTTATTCCCAAGTTTCGAAACAGCCGATCCACCCTTTTTGTGATGCACACCATAGCCGGCTACCTTTCTCTCGCGATTGGTTTGTTTGAGCACCTGAGCAGCTTCGTTCATTAATTCCGTTCTCCTTTTATTAAATTTTTAAAAATCAGTCGTCTATTACTTGTCTTTCTTATCTTTGGTATCGGTATCCGTCTCATCGTCTCGACTCATGAGATAATATAATCTCTCAAGAGTCAGGCCGAGAGAACCGGCAATTGCCTGATCGCTCATTCCTCTCAGATGCTGCTGATTTACAAATGCGTTCAAGTCTGTTGTTTTCATTTTTTGTTTCCTCCTAAATATAGTTTGTATATTGCTGTGCACCGTACGTTAGAACTCCTTTGCATCAAAGTGCGAAATATAATCGGAAATCAATGTCCGTACAGTCTGCGAGATGGACAGCCCAGTAACTTCGCTGATTGATTTCAGCTTGGTATAGTCATCTTCGCTGAGCCGAAGTCGAAATGCCGACTCAAATTTTCCAGTACCTTTAGGTCTTCCGCGTTTATTTTTCATATATACCAACCTTCTTTTTAAATTTATTTTGAATTAATTGCACAGATGAAAGATTTCTGTTAGAATAGAAAATGCGAGGTGATGAGAGTGTTCTACAGTGTTTTTGCTTTTCCGGATGATGCGCAGGACACGAATATGGACTTTGATGGCGATAGCTACATAGCAACCTGGACTGGTTCCGATGGTAAGCACCATTGCGAAATCCTGGATCCGGAAGAAGTAGAGACCGTCGAATGGCAAAATGCGCAATTGCCCGACGATGCTCTACAGTACTATTCCGATGACGGCTGTTATTATCACGACTGAAAAACAAAAGAGAGACTGCTCGTAATTGAGTCAGTCCCTCTTTTTATTGTTGAAGAAGATTACAACGCGCTCCAATTCATTGGCATCTGTCCTGTAATCTCCAGCGGGTTCAGGCCGAAATGGTCGGCGATCTTACGGACAAGATTCGCAGACGGGAGTCTCTTGCCCAGTTCATATGCACTCATGGTCGGCTGGTCAATACCAACCTTCTTCCCAAAAGCCTCCTGGGAGTATCCCATCTGTACTCTCATTCCGTACAGATTCCGACCGGTTTTCCGATCAATAACCAGAACCTCGTTGTTGTACTTTGACATAGACATAATAAATACCTCCTATAATGAATTAATAAAGTTCTTTCTTCTTCACTATAGGAGGTGCAATTTTTGTGATTCTGTTATTTAATCAAGCAATTATAGTCCGGCAAAATATACGTACAAAAACAGCAGTATAAATCCGATAGCGCATCCGATTAGGATTCTGGAACGAACTTTATCCATACGGGCGTTCTCTTTTTGCCGGTGTTCCAGGCGCATTCTTTCAAGCTCGACGGATGCCTGCGCTTTAGCAATTTCAGCCTCGTTGACATATCGGTTCGTAATCTCTTTTCGTTCAATGCCGTCATCCAAAAGAATTTTGGTACCGCAATAGGAACAGAAAATCTGTTCGCGTCCATCGTTGACATCGAGTGCAGCACCACATTCCGGGCATTTGACTTCGTAAGCTTTCATTTTGATTCGTTCTGCCTCCTTTCTTTAAGCTCAATTTTAACATGACTTTTTCGTATCTGCAACATCAATGATAAAACAAAAGAGAAACTGCTCGTAATTTGAACAGTTTCTCAATGTGGTTTCATGTCGTAGATTCTTCGTGTCCTCGTGCCGCCCGGATAATGGCAATTACGATCAGCGAAACCGTCGTGCTGATCAGGTGGGTCAGAACAGCCCGAACAACGGACCGCCCAATCACCCGAGGCATCGGCTTCAGATAATGATCATATGTGCTTTTTCCAATAATAGCAAGAGTATTTTTCATGATAGAATCCTCCTTAATAATATTATTCCCATTATATGAAATGCAGTTTTTGTGATTCATTTAATACAGGAATAACAGAAGCAGACTGTAATAGCCTGCTTCCATTGTACTTACTTGAGAAGCCCCATGTCTGCGAGTACTTCGCCGCGGGATTCACCGTTCTTTACTCGGTGTTCAATCTCCAGAAGTTCCCTGCTGGTGAGCTCTCTGCGAAGCTTCCACCAGTGTCCCTCTACAGGATCCCACATCTCGGTCTTCCGGTGATTATCGTCAGCCCGTCTTGCGCGTCTCTTGCTGGCCATCTTTACAACTTCGACGGCCGCAGGGACCGCAACAGATCCAACCGCGATAACAGTTTCCTTGTTTTCCTTAATGATCTCCCATTTTTCGGAACACCAGGCTTTCGCATCTGCCCAGGTCTCCTTCAGAGTTCTCTTTCTGGGATTTCCATTCTCATCCACATAAACAACGTTACCCATTTTTAAAGTCTCCTTTCAGATATAAATATTTGATTTCCCATTAAATGCATTGCAGTTTTTGTGAAAAAAAGAAAGCGACTGTAGAAGCCGCCTTCTTCGAGGAGTAGAGGGATTAATTATCGTTATTCTTTTCTTTCCTATACTCGCGGAGTCCAAACTGTATGGTATCAATAAGTATTGCCAGGCCAACTCCGCAGCACCCAACGCTGAGCATCGTGCGCCATTCGGATCCGTACCACCATTGTAGATACTCGGAATAGGAAAATCCGAAATGACCCCAAATTTTGTCATACCATTCGGATAATCCAAATCCGTAATAAATTCCAAGAAATACGGCTTCGATCGCAATAATTACAGCAGTAATCTGCAGTTTTTCCTTTACGTTCTTCATGATGTTTTCCATTGTATTATCTCCTTTTCTAGTAAGTTTTAGATCTTATTTTGATCCATTCTCCTCACTATAAAAGGTGTAATTTTTGTGAGACAAAAAAAATAATAGCTGTTAAAATAGAGAAAATGTACTATTTTTCATTTACTCTTCGTCCGGGCTGTGTAGCTCTCGACAATCATCATTCCCTGCAGTGGCCTTAACCCCCGTCGAAATATCTGATTTCGGAGTCCTAGCTCCGTTCCGGCTACGAATTTCTATTATTTCATAATTCATTCTCTCTCCAATATATAAATTGCAGATTCTGTGAAAAAAGAAAGCCCGTGTAAATATCACGAGCTTTTGCAGATATCTTCTGGCGGTTTTATTCCGTATTTTGCGTATACAAGTTCCAAAAGAGATGTCATATCATCCGGTGTATAGCCTTGCGTCTTTATGCCAATTGCCGAAAGCCTGATCAACATATCAGGTGCTTTAACTGCCATATCGTTCATCCACTCGCAAAACTCATCTGCCAGGGCGTTCATTTTGGTTTTTGTAATTGCCATATTTAAAACCTCCTTTTTGTTTCTATTATAAAGAATGCAAAAATTGCGAAAAAAAAAAGAAAGACCGGTTATTAAGCCGGCCCTCTTTCAATTCCGTATGTGTATATATAACCGTTTTTATCTTCTTTGCTCGGCGTGTACCACTCGAAAATATTATTAGTATAATAAACTGGAGGAAATGGCGTCTCAACTCTATAAACGTTTTTAATAAATGTAATTGCCATCTTTATAGAGTCAAAGGATCCACAATATTCGCTATCAGAAAATAATAGTATTCCGGTAGTTTCGCCTTCTTCAAAGTATACTTTATAGCGTAATCTTTTTACAATATACACATATATCATCTCCTTTCCATTAAGCACCTTGTAAAATCGGTGAAAAAAGAAGCGACTGTAAAAGCCGCCTTCTTCTGATCCGTAAGTGGATCACGCTTTCTTCAGGAAAAACTCCACCGTGGTTCCATTGTTGAGTTCTGCCGAGAAATTGTACTCAGGTCCGATAAAGAACCGTTTAATCGGCGTCATAAGCGGCCGGTTCTTCTTCCAGCGATCATTGATACGATCGATATACGGCTGAGTGAGGGCCCGAATATAAGTAACGTACTCGCCGTTCATGTCGTCCCCATCATCTGGGCCATCATAATTGGCATTCCATTTCTCATAATTCGGATTCACAGCATCGCAGTACTCGTTGTATACCCGCATGAAATCTCTTTCGGTCGCTGACTTGAACAGCGGATTCGGTTCCTTTCCATTGTACCTGAATTCAACATAATAGGTATCGCTCATTTTTGTTACCTCCTTAAAAATATAGTTTTTCCACTAAATGCAGTGTAAATTTTGTGATTCTAATAAAAAGAGACCCATTGCAGGTCTCTTTATAGATACGCTGGAATAAGTATTGGTATGTCATCCATCATATCGCACTTTCCAAACACAGTCCATCCTTCAATGAAATCTCGTGCGTCGGCCTCCGGTATGTCGAACTCATATGCAACAAATTCCGAGGGATATGTTTCTCCGGTTTTTAGATTTACAGCAGTCGTATGCATATACGTCTTTACCGATTTTTGTCCCGTCGGAAGCATAAGGTCGTTCGAGCCATATAGCTTCACAAAATGCTCATGGTAGGCTGTGCGATGATGCAGAATTCTGAATATCATTACCATATCCTCCTTATAGTTTCTTCACTATACGAAGTGCAATTCATGCGATTGCGTAAAAAGAGACCCATTGCAGGTCTCTAAAGCGCTTACTTTATCGAATTACGCAGTTTTGTTATCTGAGTTCTTTCCGGTGCCGATGAACGCGTCATATAGTCTGTCTCCAATATTTAGTTTATCAGCAAGTTCCTTCACCAGCTCAGTGGTAAAGATCCCTGCTCCAAACAAACGGATCAACAGATTCTGCATCCAGAACGGCAGTTTGTAAAAACGGTTTGAATTCAGAAGCTTTTCAAATGCTTTCATTTTGATTTTCCTTTCGATTGATGTAAGCTTTACGCTCCATTATATAAACTGCAATTTCGGTGAAAGAGATAGTCCGTGCAATTCACACAGACTATCTGAAAGAATTTTAACTGAGCTCTTGAGTCTGATACCATTTTTTAAACAATTCTTCTGGGTCCATGCCGCCGACAAGACGAACGATCCGGTGCCATTTCTTTGGCAGATAAAACTTGAAATTTACCAAGTTTTCACCATCTTTACCAACAACGTCGGATTTTTCGTATGTTTCACCCTCAGCATGCTTGGCCATAATTTTCATTGCTTCAATTTCTCTGAATGTCATATTTATTGCCTCCTTTAATTATAATAATCCTTTCCATTAAAACAGATGTAATTTTTGTGAAGTTAAAAAGAAAATAGTTGTAAAAGAAGAGAGCCGCTGTCAGCAGCGCTCCTTCCTGAAGAATCCAAGCATGTATACGATTGTCACTATGATGGCAATGCAAATCATGTTGTATCCCATTTTGCCGATAATATCTACAATCACCGGGCGGTACATTTCTGCGTAGTGTCCGATAACGCCCTGGATCATGATAATTACCATTTTAATAAATCCATTATTCAACATTTCTTTTTCCTCCATATAGTAAAGTTTAATTTGCTTATTATCTTCACTATAGGAGCTGTATTTTCTGTGATCACAAATAAAAAAGGAAGACTCTGCAGAAATCTTCCTTATGCGACTCACTCTTCGTAATAGTCGTAATCATCGTCATATTCTGCAGGATCCTCCGGAAAGGCAATATCCCATCCAATAAAGCCCATCAATACGGCTGCTGCCATACTTGCAAGATCAAAGCCGACGAAATAAGTAATCGCCACAAAGCCAAAAATGGCTATAACAAGCATTGCTATTCCGCTAAAAAGTCTGATCTTTTCAATATCGCGTTTTGTCATTTTGATTAAACCTCCTGTGTTTTTAATTCCTTTCCAATATATAAGTTGTAAAATTGATGAAAAAAGAGAGCCGTTGTAGACTCTCTTTTCGAATTAATCTCCGACATAGTTCCAAAGATTACCAAAATATTCGCGAGCTTCTTGATAGGTTTCTTCATCTATCAATTTGTCGCTTAACGCATGCCGAAATGCGTCATATGCGGCCATCTGAATTGGGTAAGTATTATACTTCTCCTCAAACTCAGCGTACATCTTACTGTAATCTTTTGTAGGATCAATCGGAACTTTAATCCTCAACTTCTTATCAATATCAATTCCACCTGTTAAGAAATAAATGTTTTGAGTTACATTTTGGACAACGAGGCCGGTTTGTTTTAAAACTGCCTGAAGAACATAAGGCTTGGTCTTATACAATAAGCCTGTAGTACGGTCATCTTTGCTTTTCGGAACCAATAGTTTCGGATAGCCGAAAAACTCGAAATTATAGCTAAAATAGTCAGTTATTGCATTAATCCAAGTAGTTTGTTCTTCGTTTGTCTTATGCGTTACCAAACACCACCATACGCGTCCATCTTCTTGTAATTTAAAATTAGCTTCATTCATTGTTTATTCTCCTTTCTGGAATATCTCCATTAAAGAAACTGCAGAATACGTGAAAAAAAAGAAGACGCAGTTTTTACGTCTTCTTAAAGGCCCCTCTTAATATAACGCCGTATGTCATCTGCAACACAAATCGGCCATAAGCACCATAGTATAATGGCAATCACGCATATGATAAGAACGAAAGGCGACCACAGATTTTCGTTGAGTCCTTTGTCATTGAACTCTTTTCTTATATCTTTTGTGATTGTGTCCGTGAACTCATGATATGATTGCACCGCATATACTATTGCCCCGATAGCGTACAGAATAATAGACATTAAAGTATTAGTATTCATTTCAACACCTCCACTATAGAGGATGCAATTTTTGTGAAAAAGAGACTAGCTGTTTAAACTAGCTCTTTATAGAGTATAATTGGCTCTGGCTCTTCAAACCAAGGATCTCCAGCATTTAGTCTGATCTTGATGATCTGAAATGCTGCATACTGAATCGGCTTCCCTCGACGATCCGTACAGCTATTTGTGCAATACACATACCTGGAATGACGTTCAATCTCATCCTCATGCCAGCATTCAAACAATTGCTGCTTGAGAACATTGATTGCTTTCCGATGGTCTGTGTATACACCAAGCGTCCGTACATTGTCTTTTGGTCCGAACCCATGCGCATCAGACATCTGATACAAATATGTGTACTTGGCTTTTGCCATTGTTCATCACCTCATTAATTAGGTTGCAAAAATCGTGAAAAAAGAAGCTCGCTGTATTTCAAGCGAGTTCTTCTTTATCTATGGCTTTTGCTATGGGGTCTGCCGTAAATCCAAAGCATATCCAATCTCCAAATACGTCAATTACATACAGATAAGCATAGCCATACTCGTGCCTGACGATTACATTACCCCGTGAAGCAGTTGTGACATCGGAGAACCATGGGTCCCATGCCTTAACAGCATCCCCATAAGTTCTTGCTTGTCTAAGGCGAGATCTCCATCCATCAATATCTCCAACATAGTGCCACGGTCTGACATAAACATCGCCGGTAACCATTCTGGCCCCTGCCTTTGCAAAGACGCTCGAATTAAGATTTACACTACTCATAGATTTACCTCCATAGTTTTATTTCTATCACAGAGGTTGTAATTTTTATGAAAAAAAGAAACTAGCTGTTAAGCTAGTCCTTTTTCTCTTGTGTATTGGTTTAGACTATTGAGGAGCATTTGAAATGCTTTTGCAGCACTGACGCCGCCATAGACCTTATTTTTATGTCCATAAAGTCCAAAAACTTCAAGAAGATCCATTACTGCACCTTCCGAATAGCAGTTCTCACGCGCTTTTCCTATGTGCTTCCCATTACTGTGCTTAAATATAATAGTAATGCCGCCATCTTCGTAATACGCATGATACGGAATCTCATAGCATTTAAGGGTGTCTTCAAGTTTCCGGATTTCATAAAAGCCTTCGTATGCTTTGCCTTTTTTCTTGCTGCGTACAAATTCCCACATTTCATCGCTCCGTCTAAATATCAATTCTTTGGTCATTAAAATACACCTCCTATAATATAAGGTGTATTTTTTGCGAAAGCATGGTTACCCTCTCATCTGGCTCAGCTTCCAGAAGAATATCCGGTGCTGATACCAAAGTTCAGGAGGTATACTACTCCCCTCAACTGTGACAAACCGAAGAAGATTCCGGTCTATCGAATTCGCGCATTCCTCAATCATAGTAATATTTCGAATCAGGTCTGCTCTGCGAATACCATCTCGTGAGGTTACATCTCCTCTTCCATCCCAGCCGTCAGACTTTTCATACTGAGATTTCCAGGTCTCGTACTGATAACAAAACTGTTGCAGTTCACGGAAGCGATGTATACCCAGGTCATATTGAGTTTTTCGTTTAGTCGCCATCGTGTTGCCCCGTCGGAAGACCTAAAATATAACGAAGGTCCTGATTCGAAACATTTGCCATACGTAGGCAATTGGCAATAATTGAGAGTGGTGCCCGTCTAAAATATTCCACCTTTCTGCGATAACGCCAAAGACTCGAAGGATTACACCCGGCTTTTTCAGCCAAGTACTCCATAGATTTCCGATTCGATCTGAGGTATTCATGGAGTACGGCATCGAACCGATCCATGCGTTTCTCTTCGTCTGAAAATACATTTTTCATTGCTGCAATCTCCTTTTTACAGTTGATTGCTGGCCAGCAGATACAGTATATCACGAGAAAGCTGAAAGTAAATCACGATTGTTACCATTTGTTTCCAGCTTGCAATAAATCATTCAGTCCTGCACGACGAAAAAAGATTGCAATTGTGAAATATAATTGTGCAGTTAGAATAATCCAACTAAATAAAAAAAAGAAAGGCAGCTTATTCGGCTGCCAGTCTTTCCAGGATTTCCATTAATTGGTGCTTATTCACATAATGGCAAAGTCCGTTGTCTCGAACATAAATCTTTCCACCAGCATAGAAACTGACCCGACAATAAGGCAGATACAGATCTTTGTATTTGTTCGGATGCTCTTTTTTCTTCTTATAGGCATTTCGAGCGCAAACATAAATCTGCTCTTTGTCTTCGAATCCGGTCACCTCATATGGAAGATCCAGTTCTTTCAGTTTTTCCAACAGCATTTCTTTGTTCATATGAAAACCTCCAATATAAATTTTAGTTCCTATAATAAGAACTGTAATTCCGGTGAAAAACAAAATAATCGTAAATATCATGAAAAAGTTACCGACTGGAGCGATTCTGTGAGATTTAAATGAACATTTCATCATTCAATGATCTCCCATTGGCTCCAGCCGGCATGTTTTTATGCTATTTTACTTCCGTTTTAATTTATGTAAACAGATCACCTCTTTTCTCTCGTAGACTTACATAGTCATATGGAGTTAAGATAAAGTGATCCAATACTTTGATTCCGAGCACTTGCCCGGCTCGAACTAGTAACTCGGTCGCTTCGATATCTTCGTGCGATTCCTGTAGAGTTCCGCCAGGATGATTATGCGCAACGAGTATTGAAACAGCGTTCTGCAGCAATGCCGTTTTAAATACACTGCTTACAGTAAAAGGTACAGAACAAGTTGAGCCGATTCCTGCGATGTGGTAGCTGATTGGTCGTCCTTGGGCGTCCATGTTAACCGAAATGAAATACTCCCGATCGGCGTCAGCAAATTGTTCTTGCAATATTCTTCCTGCATCCCAGGTATTTCGTATGGGCGAGGCTGATGCGATGGCCCGTACTTCTTGAAGGTACATTCGAGTTTGTACCTCCGGAATTCTATAGTCGCCTTTAGTCCACCGTCCTTAGAAAATACTGCAGCTCTTCACCAATTAAATTATCCAGTGCATACTGATCTGCTTTCTTCCAGAGTTCATTATAAAGCTCTGTCAGCTCTTCTGCTTTCTTCGTTCCGGCGCCGTCCCAGTACCAGATGTTCCAGTTCAAAACCATAACAAGCTCAGTAAGATAAATATAATTCTTTTTCCAGGCTTTCATGGCTCTATTAAAGGTATCATGAACGGCGTCTGCTCCAAATTTTTCTGCGATCATAAAATCATCCCAGAAAGTGGTCTGAGGCTTGTACCCGGTCATTTCACACATTTGCTCGAAAAATGCTATTAAACATCATCCTTTCATAAATTATTTTAGTCCATAGAAATCATCTCCACTCACCTTCCATATATTAATAAAGCCCTCCCGCGGTCGACTTCACGAGAGAGCTTTAGCTACACCTGACGATTTATAACGTCATTCATTTGGCATCGCCACGCTTTCCAAGAGAGCGAATCTCATCGAATGCTTTTTCAAGCTCAGCATCAAATTCTTCTGCTGGTACTTCCGTATATTCTTGTTTAATGCATTCGACTGGATCTTCCGCATCCGAAGCACGTGTAAATACATCACGAATAATTAGTCTTCCAACATCCGCTCGAATAGTCGGATCATTGCAGCAGAATAGAATCGGAAGTCGGTACTCGTTGAATGCTGTGTATGATTTATTATATTGAACTGGCGGAATGTCTATAATTCGAAAATAATTATCGTCTTCGTCTTTAAATGACATCCCAACCAATTTTTCGAGTTTATTCTGTAGTTCTTTGATACGATTGCCACGTAACTTCTCATATTCAATTTTGAGATCTGTTATTTTATTGCTAATTTCTTTTATTTTGATTTCCGTATCGCTCATTATTTATTCTCCTTTTACTTTCATACTTTAAATCGTTCGAGAAACTTCACACAAAATATCCCGTGTGCATTTTCGTGTGCAGAAATTTCACTCAGAAATGCAAAATAGCTCCCAGATCTGAAAGCGACGTCTCAGACCTGAGAGCTCAAAATGACAGTAAAATAAAGGAAAATCCCAGAACCTCAACGAGGCCTGGGACTCTCAATCTGGAGCGGATGATGGGAGTCGAACCCGTCATATGAGCCCATCACCCACCCAGTAATTACTGACGCTCTTCAATCGCCGTGTGCATTTTCGTGTGAAGAAGAATTAAGATGATGCTCAATTATACCAATTGCACACGATAGGCCTTCGTTCCATCCATAATCAAATTGGTATTCTGGACGCTCTTCTCGCTGCTCTAGTATTTCCTTAATTATCTCATTCAATATCTCATCCATTATACAGTTTCTCCATTTTTTCGTCAATAATCTGCCCGAATTCGTCCTCCTTGTCTCTTAATGTATGCTGATAGACGTTCTGTAACATATTTTCGGTCTTATGCCCCATGCGCTTCATAGAGTACTTATTTGGAACTCCAAGTGCATGAGCTTCAGATGCAGCAAAATGTCGAAGATCATGGAACCTGCATGGCTCAACTCCGGCTTTCTTACAGATGCTGACGAAATTCTTGTAGATCGTAATGTCAGCATATGGGCAAATATAATTTTTCGCGATTTCTTCTTTGGTCTTTCCAGTATCTTCTAGTTTCAGCCTCTCGACGATAATCAAATGTTGAATTGTTCCAGGACACTTAATCCAGCGATCGCCAGAAACTGTTTTCGTCCCCTTTTCAATGCTCTTCCCTTCCGAATCACGAACAACGGCCGTATGAATGTGGAGTTTACCTTCTTTCAGATCCTCAAACTTCAATCCACGAACCTCGCTCATTCTAAGACCCATCCAGGATCCGAGCAGAATCGAAAGCTCATATTTAGTACCCTTCACAGCGTTCCAGACTTTCTGCATTTCTTCTTCGGTAAATATGCGCATTTCAGTCTGCTGCTTTTCTGGCAAATGAGTATGCGTAGAGAAGTTCGGTCTAAATTCTTCAAGAACAGCATTCAATAATCCATGAGCATTTCGAATTGTCTTCGGCGACTTTCCATTCAGTGCTTCGTTCGATACGGAAAGCTGAATATCACCCTGGGTCAGATCCGAAATATTAATGTCCATAAGATCCTGAAGATAGTTCTTTCGGACGGACTTATACCCACGAATTGTACTCGAAGACAGAACACCGGACTTTTCAGTTATATACTGATCCATAGCACGGCCCACGGTCATCGGAAGTCGTTTTTCCATTTCTGCCCCTGCGAAAATTTGCTTAGCCTTTTCCTGAGCTTCCTTCTTTGTAGCTCCGGTACAGGAATATCTGTGTCCATCTATCTGGATTTGAATTCGCCAATTGCCAGATTTAAGTTTCGTAGCTTTAGGCAATTTCATTGCCATCCTCCTTTGTAACACGAATATTTGGATGAAAGTCGGGTCTATACTCGGCAAGAACTTTCAGAATAAAGGTTTTATAACCTTTCAGAGTTTTTACGCTAAGGCCTTTTGCGATTTCCGCATCGAAAGCCTGCTGAAGAAGCTCTTCAGTAAGTTTATCGAGCCAAATAAGCCACAGACAACTAAGATGATGGTCGATAATGTTCTCATAACCTTTAATTGTCGAAGTCTTGAGTTCCCCTCGTTTAGAGTCAATATACTTTACGGCTGCCTCCATAAAGCAAAGACGCTCCGGTTCTTCCATTTTGATTTCTTCTGATTGACCTTTAACAAGATCTTTTGCCATTTCAAGTCGGTCGATCACTTCATATTTTCTCTTTTCAATCATAATCGTGACATGGTACTTGCAAATATTAAAGTTGCAGATTTTCATTTTTTATAAGTTCCTTCCTTATTATAATATAGTATTTTAATCGAAATAAATGTTATCGACGCCCAGAAGAGTAATCATGTCAAATGGTGTAAATAGACCTCTTTCGTGCATCGCTTCTTGAAAAGCCCTATAAGCCATAGCCTCACGTTCTCTTTTTGATGGAGGCTTTGGCTTTGGCGGAATTTCTCCATTTTTTGCAGCAATCGCTTTTGGATTATACTTATGTTGGCCCATCCGTGAACCTCCTATTCCAATTTTTGATGTCATCTTCGTCAACTACCACATTTTGAACTAAGTTTGCTAACGGGCACCATTTTTCGTGTTCTCCGGAATACAAAAAATCATCATCGTCTTTACTGTATTCACAGCCGCAAAACGGGCAAGGCTTTATTACATTCGTACTGTACCTCACTCCGAGTATCTCCACCAGGTATAAGCCGGCGCATTCGGATCATTTGCAAGATAGATTCCGTGCTGCGTATAAATCGTATAGACATAATCAGATCCAACCGGCTCAGGCAGGCCTTGCACCTCGCGATCATTCTTAAGCCGTTCTGACTTCATCGCAAGATTAAAGTAATAGTCCTGTACCGGATTCGTATCATATGATGCAATAAACTGTCCTTCTTTGAATGCAATCTCATCAATCGTCATGCCAAGATACATTTTATTCTTCAGCCGATTATCAACGCACTGATACAATGTCATAAAATCAGCGTCGCTGTAATTGTACTTTTCGATGAAATTGCGACTGCCATAACCGAGCTTTGCCTTTACTTGAGCATTCGCCTTCATCTGATTCTCAAGCGACTGCTCTGCCGCCTTACGATCTGCTTCCTGCTGCGCCAGAAACGCCTGATGCTCTGCGTCTTTCTGTTCGGCGACTGCTTCGGCATATGCAACTGCGGTCTTCTCGGTATGGATGTTCACACCCCAGATACAGAATGATGCGAACAAGCCGAGAATCAATACCACAATCAACCAGTTATACATGATCGGAAACCACGGATACTTCTTTCCAAGCTCTCGCGTCTCTTTGGCCTGCCCCTCGAGAACGCTCTTCCAGACTTTCCAATCCGTGATATACTCCCAGACCATCTTCCATTTTGATTCTTTAACTGCGCTAATTTCACTATGTTTCGGCCGATAAATTCTAATCGCTTCGTCCATGATTACAATTCTCCTTTTTCAAGCTTTTTAAATAGTTCGTCGATTCTCTGGCGCTCTCTTTGTCTGGCCCTCTTCTGAGCCTGTTTATAGTATTTCTTCTGCTTCGGCGTTGACTTCGGCAGTTTCTTCCAATCGTTTTCGATAATTTTCTTCGCTTTATCATGATCGGAGATATACTGCATGATTCGTCCAATGTTCGTTGTTTCCTTAACATCCGACTGCCTGTGGAACTCCCTGCGCATCAGAATCTTATCGGGAAGCTCTGTATCGAAATGTCCTCGGTTAAGATGCCAGAGCTTATAGGTTTCAACCGGTCCTCGAATAATTACCTTCCAAAAGCCATATGACGTACGAAAACAAATTCCGCGATCGACCCGGTCATATGAGATCAGCAGTCCATCCTTACTCCTGCTGCAATACGCTGGATCGTCACGTAGCTTCAGATACAGCCCATGAATCCCACCGCAGTATGAACACGCATGGTATCCTCGCTCTTTTGCGTTTTTCTCGGAAATATAGCGACGATATTTTTTGACCATGCGCTTTGCATACGGACAGGATTCTTCGTGATAGATCATGTCTTTCGACTTTTTACTGATGACCACATTGAATTCACCTCTTCAATTTTGATTTTGAAAAACGTCAACCGTGGAAATTTTTAAAAAAGAAAGAGAGCCGCTGTGCATGTGCTATTAACAGCGACCCTCCGTCTCCTTTCAACTTACTTTATGTCTATGTATCCGCCTCCTCCTGATAAAATATAGTTGTTTGCGCCAATCACTCCTTTCGCCAGTGAATCAATAAATTCACTATGATTCTCAATCAATTGCCTCAAACCAACGATTATTTTCTTCATTCAGAAAACTCCTTTTCATAAGTTTTAGTTGCTCTTCTATTAAGACAATTGCAAATTTTGCGAATACAAAAAAAATAACGGGCATCGAACCCGCATCTCCGTTTCCGTTTCCGGTGTGCTACCAAATTGCACCATATCTCTCTATTATAATAATTGCAAATTTTGCGATTATCGTGACCTTGCGAAAAAAAATAAGGGCTGTAAATCATACGATCCGCAGCCCTTGCCTTTAAATATTACGCTTCATGTTTTCCTTCGTAGACTTCAACTTTGACTTTTGCTGTCTTCGCATTCAGAAGATCCTCGGCATTGGTCTCATCGAAATTGAAGTTAGCCGTTTCATTCTCGGTATCAATTGCAAGCGTGCCAAGAACATCCCGGCCCTGCGCATAGTACTTATCCGAACTGAGCTTCAGAAGAGCGCCCAGGAATGCATCAATTGCGGCAATCGTCCCAACGACGGCTTCTGCGTAAGGAAGCTTCCAAAGCGGAGCAAGAGCCGCGTACAGAGCGCCAAGAGCCGGAAGCACGATCTGAGCAATGTACTTCAGAATATCATAGGTTTTGTTTTTCATAGTTCCACTTCTCCTTCTTTCAAGAAACTGTTTTCATGCCTGCATTTTTCATAGAGCCGCCTGATTTCTTTGATTGCAGTTTCGATAACACCATTTTTCGTGTCCGTTTTCTCGATATAGGCTTCGTAATCATCGCATTGCTTGATCACAAAATCGAACTGCTCCATGGTGTGCTTACGTCCATTCATACACGCGTTTGCGAATTCGAGAATATCACGCCTTGTGTCCTGTAATGATTTTATTTCAGACTCTTCGATATGATCGGTAAGATCGCTCTGGACCTTACCGACCTCGGTCTTAAGATTATCAACTTTTTCATCAAGGGCCTTAATTTCTTCCCGAACAGCCTTGAGATTATTATCGATTTGTTTGTTGAATCTTGAGCCAATCCATTTAAACAGGGCGGTCCATGGATTCCACTTAATTTCCGGCCGCCACTCGATAAACAACGACGACAGGAATACCAATCCGGTCCAGAAAGCTTTCTGACTGATGCCGATTGATTCCAGAATTTCCCAAAAGTCCATAGGAAATTACCTCCGGGAGCTTAAAAATATATAATTACGGCAGCATACACTTATACTTAAACGCGGCAATGTAAACTTCCGTTGCGTCACTTGTAGCGCAGCACGCACATAAAATATCAGTCGCCGACCTTGGATAAACACCAACCCCGTCGCAGGTAAAGCAGGTATTGAAACGCTTTGCCCGCAGAACTCGGTTGCAGACGTACTGCTCAGTCTTGTCCGGCAGCACGAGAAACCCAAGCATATCCGGCAAAACGTTTCTGATCTGCCACTTACCGTTTCCGGCCTTGCTATATGCGTGGTCCTCGATAATTCTTCCGCATCCCCAGGGTCTGATTGATGCGCTATTTTCTAGGTCGACGATCTTTTGTGCATTTGCTTTGCCGGAGCTTTTGTAAAGCGGAATTACAATGTCAAGATCCGGAATCTGCCAAACGCCGTACGCGCCATCCGGAATCTCACATTTTCGTGGAATTGCAAACTGAGTCACTGTCATGGCGTATCACCGGCTTCAATCATAGACCGCAGCTGATCGAATTTTCCGTCAATATACGACTTAATATCAACCGCGTATTCCATTGCAATACTTCCGGCATCGCACCAGAATTTATTGTGATTCAAAGCAGTTCGAATCGTAATTTCAGGCTGCTGGAACGGAACAGGCTCAGCCATTTCATAGACAATTTCGATCTGCGTCGTATCGTCAATTGCCTGATAAAGCTCCTCGGAGATTCTCATAACCGGTACATTATTAACCAGATTCAGGTAAATAACCGCGAGATAGTCGCCATAGCTTGTATCGGTATCAGGGTTCGCAATAACGGCGATGTTGCAGACCTGAGAACTTCTTGCCGCTGTGGAATCCGTTCCCGAAGACGGCACAGGCAATGTGCCAAACGATACTTCCCGATACGAATGGCCTGTTCCGGAGACATTGACGCTTCCGAAATCAGCTTTAACAGCCGAAGCCTTTGCATAGGTAGATTCCGCGACGCCGGTAATCACGTCGACCGATCCGCCATAAATCGGTGAAACAGCTTCTAGATCACACTCGACATTAAATGGATCCTCTCCGCGAATGCCATTAATGGTCAGCTTGGTATAGCCCGAAATATCACAGCGGTTTTCATATGGCAGGAAACTGAGATCATCCTCACCGACCGGAATCAGCATTGGCTGAAGTACCTGATCGGACAATATCAGTCCGTTTGCGATGCGGCAAACAAGTCGCATGCCATCGCCGTGATCTTCAAGAGCGTCTCCATTGGCAAGCTCCTGAACGGCATCGTTGCTTGAAGCACCAGCAATCCGCCAGCTGATCCCGGTCACCGTATTTACACAGAATATCATTCCGGCAAGAGCAGTGGTGTCGAGAGCATCATTCACGACATAATAGCAAATGCTGTCTGACGTGCCGCTTACTTTGATTTCTCCGCCGTCAGGCACACGAATCGTAAGCCCGGATGCAATTTCATCAGAACCTGTAATCTTCAGTTGATTCTTTTTCACTCCGCCTGGCCACGGCGTTTCATAGCCGTGCAGATCCGGTTCCGGCAGAATATCAATCCGCATTGACCGAATTGGGGCGAAGTCTGCTCCGTCCTGAACCTCCACAACAGCTCCGCTAGCATCGTTATAGAACAATCCGATTTTTGTGGACAGAGCATTCTTTGTCTCGGTCATGTAATACTTGGCATTGTTATGATAAGCCGCGTCCGTAATGTCAACAAGACTTCCGTTTTTCGTTCCGGAAGACCAGGCTTCGGCTTTCAGCACCGATTCATCAGCGGATTCCTTGTCATCACGAATGGACAACGCGTAGTATTTCGCATTGTTCTCAAAAGTAATATCGTCTTCTTCGACTTCAGCCCCGCCCCTTGTTCCAAGAGCATAAGCTTCGGCATCAGAAACAAACTCATCAATTTTATGTGACCGCTGAATGTTCTTCGCAAACTGGGTAATTAAATCATAGTTGGCGAGAAGAATTCCTTCGTCAGGTTCAATGCCTTCGACAACAGGCAGCGAATGAATTCTAGTGTTGTATTTCTTTAAAATATAACCTTCCTGATCCGTTAAAACCGCCTGCACAATAAACTGTACCTTACCGCTGTAAAGACAGGCATGCCGCCCGACTTCCCATGTAAACTGAAGCTCGCCATCGACAACGTTAACTTCCGGGGCAACGTAAATATCACTCTCGCCTCTGGCATTCAGATAAACAATGCGAATAGAAAACGTACTGAGATCAGATCCCTCATAAAACTGAGGTCCTTTGAAATTCAGATAATTGATTCGCTCATCACTCGTAACACCGAGAAGCTTCTTGTTTGCCGGAATATCAATCGTTCTGAAATCGTGATCGATAACAAGCCATGACTTCTCGAAATTCGAATCGCCGACAACTGAAGCTGCCTGAAATAAGTTGTTTAGATCCGGCATTCTCAAATCCCTCCGATCTGAACAACCTTATTGGTCGTCGTTGTCAACATGGATACTCCGTTTTTACCGATAACGGAAACGGAGAAATTCTTGTTCTTCAGAACAGACTCCGGGATCATTGCCCGCCCCGATTTAATCGGAACAAATTCGGTACCATCTTCCGTTTCAAATTTGGCAAGGCAGTTGTATCCTGTCCATGCCGAATCCATGTCAAATGCGGCAACATAATAGTTCGAAGTTCCCGCCACCATCTTCGAAAAAGGAGAGTTCGGGTCCTTCTTAATCATTTGCCCTTTTACAATAAATCGCAATTCCTGCATGCAGCTGCCTCCCAAACTGAAAAAATTAAATCGGTCCATTACTGCGAAACCACGAAATAATCACCGTTACAGCAATAGCCCATAAGAAAAGCCACTTCATACTCGAAGCAACTCCTTCCAGGTACTCGGACCGATTTCACCATCAGGATCCAGACACTTTGCCTTCTGAAAATGCCGGATCTTCTCGTCCATTTCCTTCCCGAAAATCCCCGTCACGACGATCGTATAGCCCCAGCACTGCAAAGCTGCCTGAGCGAGTTTAACATCGGGACCATCGTCTTCCATTTTGATTGTTCGAACCTGAAGATTCTTTCGTGGAATTGACGTATCCGGTTTAGCAGGTTCTGGTTCCGGTGTCGAGGTTGGTACTTCTTCTTTCGGAAGCTCCGTTGGCTCAGATTTCCAAAGAATCTCGTTCAGAACTTTTCTGGTGTCATCCCCGACTTCTCCGTCAACTGGCTCAAGTTTATGTTCTTGCTGGAACTTCATAACGGCTTTTTTCGTGTTATCGCCGTAATCTCCGTCGGCTTTGTCAGGTCCGACATCATAGCCCATTCGAATGAGATCTTCCTGAAGTTTCTTTACGTCGTCACCTTTGCAGCCGAGTTTTAGAATTCGCTCGGAGCTCTCAGACGGACCAAAGGAAATATCACTCGGACTTGTATCTGCTGCGAGCTCCCATCTGGGTCTTCCGTATCCGGCAATTGTGGAACTTCCAACTGCATAGGACCGCCTTCCGACTGACTCGGATGTATTCCCCTCGATCGTGGTTACAACTCCGCCCGATACGGATTCGACAAGACCCGTATGGCTGTACTCACCAGGAGCGTAACTGAAGAAAATCTGGTCGCCAGGTTCTGGATTGCCTGTAATCCATCGGCCATGTTGCTTATAGTACTGAACGGAAAACATGCATCCAGCTCCGGCGCTGTTCAGAGGCTGACAGAGCATCTGACGCCCGAGTTCCGCTCCAAAGCATTTCACGAACAGCCAGTCGTAAAACACGTCGCACCACATGTAGCCATTCTTGGCTGTGTTATAAAAGTTTCTGAGTTTGTCGAGATCTCTGGCGTACTTTGTCCAGTTTCCGACTCCGGCATTCGCTGTTTTATCATCAAGCTGCGAATTAGATGCCTTTTCGCGATAGCCGACTTCCGATCTCGCCAAGTTCAGGACGAGATCAATTGCTTCCTGTTTTGTCATACTGCTCGTCCTTTCAATATCGAGATTATGAAATCGTTCATAAAATTCTTCGGCGGATTTCAAACGGCGCGGTTTCTGCTTGTCCTTGTCTTGCGGATTTTCCCATTTGTCCAGAAGCTGCCAGCTGCACTCGGCCAGATCATGACTGCTCGTAACGAGTCTCCACTGGATCGAGAAATCATGCTGCATTTCCCAGATGAGGAAATCAATCTGTGTATCTGAGTCTCCGATCGACTTGCCTCTTGCCCTATGGAAATCGTACATAAGTCCTTTACGGTCAGGAAAAGTCCACTGGGCATAACCGTAGCCGACTCCGTCATACATAAACTGGTGCTTTGAAATAATTCCGTTGTCAACCTGCCTCGTATAAATGGCATCGACAATCTTTTTGGAATCTTCCGCATTGGTAGATTGAAAGACGCCCTCGTGCTGAATCTGACCGAGAACAGCACAGGCGCCTTCAACCGTCATACCGGCTTTCCGAAATCGCCGGTACATATGTTCCTGGATGGTCATAAGAAATCACCTCCAGACTTCTATTTTGAATTTTTACGAATGTAAAAGCTCGATCGAATTAATGACTGCAACGGCAAGTACGATCCCAAAATAGACCAAAGATGCGAACTTGCAGATCTTTCTTACCGATTCCGGAAGCAGATCATTATTCGTTCCGATATACGCTAAATAAAAGGCGGTGAGCAGCCTTGCAATCTGAGAGATCGTAGTGTACTGCCCACCAAATATAAAAGCATGTACTAGCATTTACGCAGGATCCCATCCATACACGCCGGGTTCCCAAACGTTGTTGTCAATAGTGCAAACCCAGGTGCTGCCATTATGGGTTACCTTATCGCCCTTCATGTACGGATTCGTGCTGTCAGGCTGCTTCCATTCGGGAATTACATCGGGGTCAGGAATCAGCACTTCGGCAAACAGACTCGGTGCTGCACCGGGCTCCCAGCCTTCCTGAGAGGTGTGATCCTGAAGCACTTTCCAGACAATACCGCCATACTGAATCTTCTTGCCGGTCTTATAAGCAACACCGGCTTTCCATTCGGGCAGGAGCTGAGGGGTCTCAAGAACAACGGAATCATCTTCCTTGCTCATGGCCTCTTCAATAATCGCCCGAAGTTCCATGGCTCTTGCAAGCTTCATTCGGTTTCTCCTCCTAAAATAACGTGGAGGGCCTCCTCGGATGACATGAGAAGGTCCCCATCGCTCTCTTCATAATTCTGCCAGGTATTTTCTCCGGAAATAATCGAAAGCGCTTCATCGGACGCAATCTCGATTTCTTCTTCGGTCTCTTCATAAGTCCGATGGGTCCAGTCCGGATCAATAGCCTCGTAATATACTTCGCCGTCGGGATTCTTGATATAAAGCCCTTTGTCGGAATAGGCCCGAACCAGTCCCGGACGATAGGTTTCATAAACTACTGCCATTTTGAATTTCTCCTTTAATTAAGGTTGCTTTCTTACTGGCTTTGTATTTCTTATAAAAAGATTCATTTAAGTCTCTCAGCCATTTCGGCTGAACGATCTTCATTTTATAGTTTTTAATCGGATAAACCGAGCTAATAGTGCACATAGATTATCCATCGTACTCCGTAATATCTCTCGCAAGGAATCTTACTGCGTAAGGCCTCAGGTCATCGAATACGGCCGTATAGGTTGTGTCTTTGGTCATAGGACCAAGCGGAGGATCCCATCTGATAAATGGAAATACTTCAGCGGTTCCTTTGCTTGTGGTCGGAATCGCTGCTGTATAATTCGGAGTCGTGTTATACGGAACAGCGTTAATCGTCTGCAGAGTTCCGCCGCCATCAGCACTGGCCTTCACGAACATCGCCTTATGAGTCTCTACGACTTCAGTGTAGGTTGCCGTATAAGTCGTAAATCCAGTCAGAGGTACAATCTGCTTGTCCCAGCCCGCGAAAGTGTAGGTATACCCCGGAACAGCAGGTCTTGTCGGAGTTTCGCCATTGTAAGTCGGAGTGGTTCCGATCGGGACATCACGGTCTAATTCCAGCAGACTTCCATCCCAGTTCAGCCATGTAACGTTTGCCTCAGTCAGAACCTCGTGAACATCGGTATACTCTTCGATAGTTCTCGCAAGGAACTGAACAGTATAAGGTCTGTTATCCTTGAATACCGCAGTATAGGTCGTATTCTTCGTAATCGGTCCGAGCGCAGGTTCCCATCCTTCAAAGGTAATCTCAGGAGGAACGCCCTTCGTGGACGTAGGATCAGCAGAACCGAAATCCGGAGTTTCGCCGTAGTTTACCATTACGGTCTTAATTGTACCGCCGCCGTCAGAGGAATCCTTGATGAATGTTGCTGTAACCGTATTTGGAACTTCCTGGAACTGAGCTGTGTAGACTGCGTCTTCGTAAATAACAGTCGGCGAAGGACTCCAGCCGGTGAAGTTATAGCAATACTGCGTGGTCGAGGGTTTCGTCGGTGTAGTTCCGCTGTACGTAGATTTCGTACCGGCCTGAACTTCTTCCATTTTGATTACACTGGAATCATAGTTCAGCCACTGAACCTGAACCATAATCGGAACTTCAGTGAAGGTCGCGGTATAAGTGGTGTCCCCTGTAACCGCCACAACCGAAGGAGTCCATCCGGCGAATTCGTAACGAACCGTCTGAGTTGCGGGCTTCGTCGGAGTAGGTCCTGCATATCCGGGAATCCCACCTTCCGCTGCTTTGGTATCTACGTAAAGATCAGATCCATCCCAGTTTTTCCACGTAACTGTGTACTTTGGGATAGTCTTATTCTCATCGAGGTATAGTAAAACTTTTCGTCGATTATCAAGCAATGACAATCTCATTAGATCATCACTCCTTTAATTCGCGCCATTTACTCCAGGTTTGTGTCTTTTCATTAAAGAAATACCAGTCTCCGGTATCTGTGTCGATCAGATTGCTGCCGTTTGCTACATTCTTAACAGGCTTTTCATCTGATGTATTGCAGTAACCTTCAAGGTATTCGATGTAGGTCGTCTTATTGCCGTCTTTAATCTCGCCGACAGTCTGACGTTTGGTATAACGAATCATGGAGATAGTACCCCTTTCGTTTCAAATAAAAAGTGGGACCCGTGGCGAATGAGTGACAAAACCACGAGTCCCGTATTCAATTAACCGGCGGTTGTAAAATAATAACTGACCCGCCGAGCAGTTTCATTATGAAAGGAATTAGTCAGTACAAAAGCCGAAGACGACGCCAAGCGCGCTATTCGCGGCGGCGCTTTTATTATTACCACTTATGTCCACGTCGTTGAAATCACGTGAACCGTAAGCAGACCTAAGCCACCAGAGGAGCACGGTGCCCGAAGCGCCGTATTTTACTCGTGACCCCTGATTCGTGAAAAGATTGGAATATACAACCCCATCAGACTCAACATAAGATGCATTTGTAAATCCAACTTCTTTATAAGATGGAATCCAGATTTCATCGTTGGACGTTAAAGTCTCATTATTCGGAGATTTAGATTGATAAGACTTCTTTACAGACACAATATGAGATTTAATCTCGGTTGGAATCTTGGATAGAATATCACTGATAAGATAGCTTCTCATTTCAGAACCAGCCCATCCGCCTGAAGTGGTTTGAGACTCGTTCATTTTATGCAAATAAGGAATTCCATGGCAGATCCATGTCATTTTAGCTGTACCACTGTTATCAGATTTAACATCTGTATTAAGGGCCGCTAAATCCATTTTGATTTTGGTGCCATCTGTAAGTTCTAAAGTTTTAGTGTCTTTGACGATGTAGTCTGTTGCATAATTGCTATTTGCAAAAATATCAGTCCAAGAGTCCTCAATTGTATCGAAACTACTCAGAGGATACTTCTGAAGCTTTGTGATAAAGTAGTTCTTCCACACTGAGTCTGCTTTATATGTCGGTACAAGATTCTCCGGCACATAAACAGCGCCTTCACCTTTTTCTATCAATGTTCCGGTTAGCGCAGAAGTTGCTACAAGTGTTGCCATACTCGGTCTGTCTATAACTAAATGCTTTAGCTTCGAGCAGGCATTAAAAGCAAGTGGCGCAATTCTAAGCGAATTGGAAGATCCTTCTCCGCCTAACTTAACAACTTCAAGATTACGGCATTCATGGAATGCGTAGTCCTTAATCTGTGAAACACCGGTAAGCTCTATAGACTGTAGACCAGTATTTTTATAGCACGCGTAAGTCTCTACAATTCCAATCCCATCTTCCTTCAGCTCTGTTAAACTGTGCTCGACCAATCCGTCAACCGTTGCCTGATCTCCGATGGTATCTCTTGTGTTTACAAAAGCCATTTAAAATCTCACCTCATTTCGGATTAATCAGTGCAGAAGCCAAAGACGACACCGCAAACGCTATTTGCGAAGGCGGTGCCAGAGCCACCGGTGTTTTGTACGCATCTAAAATAACTAGCATCGCCGGCAGACCGAAGACACCAGAGGCTCGCTGAACCAGAACTATTGTATTTAGTACGAGTCGCATTGGAATTAAAAAGTCCAGAATATACAACACCGTCGGATTCAGCAGGAGATGTATTCGCAAATCCGACTTCTTTATAAGACAGAATCCAGATCTCATCATCAGACCATAAAGTTTCATCATTCGGTAATTTGGTTCGATAATACTTCTTGACTGATACAATATGAGATTTAATCTCGGTTGGAATCTTGGATAGAATATCACTGATAAGATAGCTTCTCATCTCTGAATCGGCCCATCCACCAGCCGTTGTACTGGTCGCATTCATACGATGCGTCATAGGAATTCCATGACAGATCCATGTCATTTTAGCTGTACCGCTGTTATCCGATTTAACGTCCGTATCAAGAGCTGCTAAATCCATTTTAATTTTTGTGCCATCGGTAAGCTCTAATGTTTTAGTATCCTTAACGGCATAAGCTGTGGCGTAATCCGGATTGGTAAGGATCATTGGCCATGTATCAGGAATACTATCAAAGTTTGCTCTCGGGTATTCGCCAAGAGGGTAAATATTCGCCGCAATTTCGCTCCAGTTGGTCGCCGACTTATAGGAATCAAGAAGATCTGCCGGAACATAAATGCCGCCATCGCCTAACTTGATGCTTGTGCCATTAAATGCTGAAGTCGAGGATAATGAACTTCTTGTGGTGCTTCTTACAACAAGATGCTTCATCGCCGTACATTGGTTAAATGCATATTCTGCAATGCTCACTGCTGCTTCTGAAGTCAAGTCCACAGCTTCCAGTTTCTTTGCACCACTAAAAGCATTCGCCTCAATCACAGGCGCAGACACCACGGCTCTCTCAAGATTCGGGTGATTATAGAACGCATAGGTTCCAACTTTCGATATGCTCATAAGGTTTGTTTCACCCCTCGTATTCTCTTAATGTCCGCGCCAGGAACTGGATAACAATATTCCGATTATCCTGGAATTTCGCGGTATAGGTTGTATTTGCGGAAATAGGTCCAAGTGCAGGCTCCCAACCGATAAACTCGAACTCCGTACTATCGCCCTGGGTTGTGGTGGGTGTAGATCCGCCGTAGACAGGGGTCGTATTCTCGGCAAAGCGTCCGGACCACAGAGTTTGTCCGCCATCGTCAGCGGATGTGACGAATGTTGCAGTATAATGCGGAATGTATGTTGCGATATAGACCGTATTGCCAGTAATCGGGCCAACTTCCGGAGTCCAGCCTGTAGAAGCTACACCATCCTGTGTCGGAGTTGCTCCATTGTAAGTCGGAGTCGTACCGTAAGGAACATTTGTGTCGGTCTCGAGAACCGCGCCATTGGCATTCTTCCATGTAACTGTGTACTTATTCACGACGCTTGTATACGCCGCATAGACACTTCGGTTCGCAGTAACTGCATTCCGTGCGCTGCTATCAGCGCTTCCATTTTGAATGGTGCTCCAGCCTGCAAATGTATAAGTATACTGAGCATTAGCAGCTCTTGCCGGTTCTCCGTTCCATGTGCCGTTACCGCCATCAACAATCGTCTCGGTATGCAGAATCTCACTGCCGTCATAGTTATAATACGTAAGCAGTGTCGTCGTATGATCGGCCGTCGGATTAATATATGGATACCTTGCCTTCAGCTCGGCAATCTCATCACCGCTCAGCCGATCAACATGCACTTCCCCACTGATTACAGGTTTCGCCAGAGACGGGTCCGAAGTTTTGTCGTGATAAATCCATTCACCAGTGGACGGATTTCTTTCTCTGGTAAAGCCTTCCATCGTATCCAACAAATCGTAGAAATCGTCGATCGCTGCCTTATCGGTAAGCGCCAGATACAGACCTTGAATATTAACCTGCGAATGCGCAGGAATGCCTTCAAGAATGTCAACCAGCGGCACAACCGTGGTGTTAATATTCGAGAGCATCAAGCTCTGTATATTCGTGTAATTCGGCAGCACAAACTCATTCAGCTTCGTAAGATTCAGAAGTGTCAAAGTCGTAATCGTACTAGGCAGATGCAATTTCTCTATCACGCAGCCATCCGCCAGCTCAACTCCGGTTATAGCAGTACCGTCAAAATACGCCTCAACCAGTCTCGGTGAATTTTCAAGATTCACAGGGATCGCAAGCCTCGGGCAATTCCTTACATCCAGATACTCCAGCAGCGGACTGTTCTGCACGTTAATGGTTGTGAGGTTTGCATTGGAATAACTCGCAGCTTCGTCACCGATCTTCAGTCTTCGAAGCAGTGTCGCTTTTGAGAAGTCGCATTCGTTCGGATAAAATACGCTCAGATCTGAAATATCGGTAACCAGATTCCCGGAATGAATCCAGGTCTCCATTTCTGTAACGCCGGTCGGGACAATGTAAGGAAATGAAGCCTCTTCTCCGGCATCCACTCGTACCATGGCCGGAGTTGTACCGCCGCCAAAGCTAACTGCGGCATACCCCGGAATTGCCATTTTGAATTTCAGAACACCGGCGTTAAACAAACGAAGGTTGATAATATTCGCTGAGGCATTGCCGGTATCGTATTTGCTGTCCAGATACCGGAAGCGATTATAGATCCACCATTTGCGCTGCTCTTCCTTACTCCCCTGCAGCATCGTGAGATACCGGTCGGTCTTAATCAGTCTTCCTGTCTCCTCGTCAACTGTTACAGGATCAACCAGCGGCGTAATGTACTTAACATAGGCATCCTCATTGAAAATCGCTTCCGGCCAGTAGGCCTGATGATCTTCAAAACGCTTTTCAATGGCGTCATAAGTCCAGGCGCCGGTACGAAGATCGCGATACATCTGAGTCAATTCGCCTCTAAATGCGTCGCGGAGATTGTTCCAGAAGACCGAGTCCTGAGCGTTGAACACAGGAGCATTCGATCCTCCGGAGTCGCTTCCGCTGATCACGCTATCAACGGTATCAGTATCCTCCAGATAAGGAGAAAACATCAGAACGCCGGAGTTGTTGGTACCCGCTGCAGTGTCCATATCGTAAGGCTCGAATACTGCTTTGCGGTCCATTTTACGGTCTGAATCCGCCATTTTGATTTCCTCCTTATCAGATTTCGCTGCCGTCAAAACCGACAAACATGTTCTTCGCTCGGCTGTCGATCATCAGGAACAGCTCGGTGAACAGATAATAAAAGACTGCGCTGTCGATCTCCACATAATCGCTCAGTTCTGCTCTGAACTTGGAGAGTCGATACGCAGCCGTATCTTTTGTAAATGTTACGATTTTTCGCCCGGTGTTTACGCCTTCGATAATCTCATCCGCAACCGTAAAACTGCTGTCTGTCGCGCTGTACGGACTGATCGTGGCATCCGACGGGAGCGTATAGGTAACTGATGCAGGAAGGTTTTCATTCGTCGCAGTATCGCGCCAGGTGGATTTTACCCAGCTGAGAAATTCCTTGAGTTTCGAATAGTCACGCCATTCATCACTCGGGAATCTTGCCTCAAAGTCGTCATACCAGGTCGGATAGCTTGTCTGGGTCAGAGCGTCGTAGGACATGGAAGTAAAGTCGTCGTCCTGAAACTTCACGTTTGCCGAGTTGTTTCGTTCCCACTCCCAGCTTTCCATATTGCCGGAATATCCATAAGGCGCCGGTGCACGTTTCGGCAGGTTGAAATTGTACTTGCCAAGAAACGTCGTGCTTCGATCGCTTGGATTATACCAGAAGACCACAACCGGATAGCCCTCGATGCCATATCGAACCTTGTCGTTTTCCCGCATTGCCGGGGTTCTGTACGGGCAGGTGTCGTTGTAGAACATCGTGAGTTCTGTATTGTTTGCGCCTTCGCTCGAGGCCACATCAGCCTTCAGAACAAAACGGTTAAACGGGATTGAATCATCCCGAAGCTTATAGTTCGAAACAACACCGCTCTGCATGGTAAAGCCACCCTTAAACTGCAGGTCATAGTTCTTTCGATAGTAAATCGCCGAGCTGGTACCCTGAACATTGATCTGACAGCCTTCGAATGTAAACGATCTCGCGTTACTCGTCGGATCTACATAAGACCCGGAAATTGTCTTCTTATCTCCCTTGTACTGCGGAAGCTCTTTCGCGTTCAGCACGAAATACGGAAGATTCGAAGGCAAATTCGCGGCCACGATTTGAGACGCGTCATTGTAGACCTGATTATGCTGGTATCGCTCTACCATCAAATCACCGACCTGGGTATCGGCAATCCAGTTATCCAATACCTGTCTCCTGTTAAGGCTGTTGTCATAGACTCGAATAGCATAAATATCAATTCCGCAGTCATTCGATCCAATACTGATGCTGACCGGGTTTCGCTGGCTGAATCGTTCGCCAGACGCGTACTGAATTGCTCTTGACATAATTCCGTTGATATACATCAGAATCAGTCTGTTCTCGGTCTGCTTCTCGACAACAATCGTCAGTCTGACATGCTCATTGTCCTTATAGAGCGTACTGAGGGAGCTCTGGGCGCCTCTGAATTCAACACTCTGAGGAGTGATTTTCAGACCGACGTTATCGGACATGCAGTTCAGAATCGTGGCGTTATAGTCGGCTACCTGCCGTGTCGCGAACTCAATCTCGATCGTCTTTCCGGTCGACTTGAAGTCAGACTCGAAGATTTGATAAGGAATTGTAATCCGTGCATCATCGGAAAGACGCATGACCACAATTCCATCGTCATCCGTCTGCCAGCCGTTCAGAGCCCAGTTAAAGTTCTGAAGCTGAGCAGTAATCATCTCATGCGTTGCCGGATTTTCATAACGCCAGATATCACGGGTCTCCTCATTATTGGATCGGCCCTGTGTATTTAAATATAGCACAAGGTCTTCCGTTTCAGCCTGCACGTTGACATTTACTTCATTTACGTGGAAGCTGATCACCTTCGGAGTTGTGCCTTCACCGGCCGAAATCTTGAATACCACATCCCCGGCTTCAAGAGCACGGTAAGAATAGCTTGCTTCAGAACGGTCAACTTCCGGAGAAGAAACCAGCTCGTCATTTACATACAGATAAACTCTGCGCTTATCATTCTGCGGATCATAAACTCGGTAAGGAATTGTAACGGTCGAATACTGCTGCACCTGTGTAAGTCCGAACGAACTTGTGATGATGACCGTATTGTTTCCCTCTTCAATTGAGATAAACTCAAAATATAACTCGTTGCTTCGTACCGGCTCGCCGTTAATCTCGCAGTCAAAGTAAACCCGGAGCGAATGACCTCCATGAGCCTGCGCCGGGATCTGATACGTAACCTGATTGTTCGTAACGGAAGTTTCCTGCGTTCCGATCTCCGTTCCGTCCAGTATAAAATGAACGGTCTTCGGGAGAGATCCAATAGGTGTATACGGGAAAGGAATTTTGCCGGTATACGGAACGCTGGTATCGAAGGACGAGGAAAGTGAAATGGACGTTACCATAATCGAGAAGGCAAACGTCTTTTTGTTGGAATAAATATCAGTCAGGGTCAGAATGCAGGAGTTCAGTCCGGTATTGCAGTATTTCGCAAGATCAACTCGTACAATGCCCTGATCTACCTGCAGGACTGCCGGAGCCGCACCATTCACGGCAATTGCAAGGCGCCCCGGACCTGTCGGAATTTCATCCTCAATCGAGCTCCAGGTAATCGATGCGATGCATTCGGAATCAGACGCGATCGTCTTGGACATCCATCCACTGGAGTTTGTCGCTGTAAATTTGGCGTTGGTAGTGCTTCCGCCGCCACCTCCGCCTCCTCCCCCGCCGCCAGAGAACGGACCGAGAGGACCGACGACATCTTCGCTGTTTGATGTCAAATATAAAAAACCATCTTCGGTGACATACGCGCCGTCAACCTTTCGAATCGTTGCAAGTTCAAGGTCTGTAACCCGAACCTTCAGATCCTGAACATCAGCGGATAGTGCAAAGATTCCCTGCGCATTGCGAAGGAACTCTTCCACGATATCTGTATTCGCTTCAATATCCTCGCGTATCGCGTAATTGGTTTCAAGACCCTGAACCACAGGGAGCGAGTGAATGGCCGTATTGTATTCACGGAGAATATCACCGCTCTCGGCATCAAAAAGCTTTGCGCAGACAATAAAACGCACATTGCCAACATAAAGACAGGCATGTCTCTGAACGGTCCAGGAGAAGGTAATATCATTCTCGCCGACTTCTTTGTCGATCACGAGGTAGACATCGCCTTCTCCTGCCGCGTTCATATAATTTACTCGGAAATCAAAGTCGCCGAGGTCAATGGTATTGCAGTACCGCGGGCAGCGAAAGTGAAGTATGTTGACATTTTCATCGCTGGTAACGCCCAACAGTTGCTTCTTGGACGGAATTGTGATCCGTCTGAAATCGTGGTCGATAGTCAGCCACTCAGTTGTATCTTCGCTGTTTTCGCCGACGACAGAGGCCGACTGAAATAGCTCATCCATTCTTTTCTTCCTCCTGCCCAGGGTTTGTTATTAAAGCATGTCCTTGATCAGGTCATACGTATCATTGGTAAGAATCTGCTTGGCCTTCAAAATATCCAGAAGAGCCACAATCGCCGACGGATTCGGAACGTCGAGATTCTCGATCGTATCCTTGTCTGTATCGGTGAAGTCATTGCTCGAAAGGCCCTTCGAAGGATCGTTGAGCCTTGCTACGACAGCTTTATCCGCATCGGTGTAGTCATTTGTTGAGAGCGATTTATCTGGGTCGTTGAGTCTTGTGACGGTCGCTTTATCCGCATTGGTATAGTCGTTTGTTGAAAGCGATTTGTCAGGATCGTTGAGTCTCGTAACTGTCGCTCTATCCGCGTCGGTGTAATCGTTTGTCGAGAGACCTTTTCCTTGAACTGCGTCGACAAGACCGTAATATGCTCCATTGTGATCACCAGTCATTGTCGTTCCATTGATTGACGGAAGAGCCGACTCTACGGCATTATCAACCATCGTCTGAATATCACTTCGGACATTCTCAACTGCATCAGAAGCAGCATTAGCGGCAGCCGTTGAAGCAGCAGACACGGTATTGTCGTAGATTGTCTGAATATCGCTCTTCAGTGTCTCGATCTGCGTCTGGATGGCTTGAATATCCGTAAGGGTTGACTCGACACGACTCGCCGCCGCCAAAAGATCATCGGTTTTGTCGATGACGTTTACAAGCTCACGGATTTTAGACTGTGATACTATCGTGTCTTTATCGAGAGCTGCGCGTTCAACGCGGAGAATAAAATTGGCGGATGAGAGTTCTTTGTCATCTTTGGTCAGTACGATCTCGAATATGTTATCGCCAGGAACCGCAGTCATCTGTTGATCACCAATTACTGTAACAACATTCTCAGAAATTGTAGCACCGGCAGAATATCCATTTCCATCAATTTTTGTTCCACGAATGGAAGCAACGATCGTTCCATCCAAATAAAACGTAGCCCCAACGGCATATAACTCAAATTCTAGAGTAAAGTCACTGTCATACTGATTTAGCTTTATAATTGTTTGTGGTTCGCCAGGCAGCACGCTTAACAATTTATGATAAGTTATCATAATAATCCCCCATTTATGGAGCCGGTTCGATATCAATATAAAAAGGCATCGAATACAACTCAGAATATGGCGTATATACTGTTATTTTTTTGTCAACATAGTAAACGGCACTGCCATAAAAGAAATAAATCCGGCATGTGGTTCTTCCAATTATATCCGTAAAATCATTCGTTAAATTAAACGCTATCGAATAATTTGTTTTATTGGTTGCTGAATAAAACGAATCCGTTGAACTCGATAACGTCCCAACAAGCGAAACAAATTGCTTATCCGGTCGCATGCCTTCTAAAAAATATCGATAACCGGTACTAACATGTGTTTTAATTACACCATTTTCTATATGCGTTGTTGGTTTAAAACTGGCATCTCCAAAATCCATGTCTACAATCAACTGCACATTTGTATCATGTTGACTAATGCGCACAATTGGAGGAACGCGTTTGTTATGCAAGCCCAAAACGATTCGCTTTTTTAATAATGGTATTCCAGATGCAGATACAATTGTAACATCAAATCTTCCACTACATATTAACTCGTTCTCGGCCGTGTAAAATTGAATTAAATATTCTGTTTTACCAAGTACTGATGTAATCTTTGGATCGCCATTAATGTCAACAATATAATGATTAAGTCCAATTTTATCGGTTGGAGCGTACGTAAGATTTTCAATACTGATGATATCTCCATTTGGTCTTCGCCCAGTAAGGACTACATGATCAGTATCATTTTTCATATCCGGGCGTCTGTTTGATTCGCTATTGTCGATAATATATATGACGTTTTCCAATCGTAAAATATAATCTATTTTATTTTCATATAATGTAATTCGCTGAGGATACGTAATACCGGTGACAGATGGCGCAATTTCAGCAGCCGTAGTGTCGAATGTTAGATCACGATAAAACACTCTCACCGTTAAAGGATATAACAGACTAGCCATTTTATCGCCCCTTATTTTACGACGTTATTCTATATTTACCAGTATATTCATTTCCAAACAATCCAGAATTATTATAGTTACGACTAGCTTTTGATTTTCCAATTTCAATTTTAGTGTTTCTTTCATTTAATACGTCATACTCTGTCGTTACAACTCTGGCATTTATATCGATTCCAAGTTTATTAAAATGAACCCTAACTAGATCGTATAGGGAAATAGAATTAATTGTGTTAACATGATCGACTGTAATATTAATATCCGGTACTCCAAGCTCTATTGTTTTAGCGTACTGCCTAGCTATACCGTTGATATCCGGTTTATAAATATACTTTCCATTCCATTGTTCGTAAATAAGATTTGACCACTTATTGTCCATTGGATCATTTTTATTCACGTTAAAATAGCTGCTTAAATCAACAGGAACAATTCTTTGGCGTTCAAATGAACCTTCAGCATATACAATGTCTCCAAACACTATACTTTCTGTTCCACTATAACTATCATCATCGAAATAAACAAAATCTTTACCAATACAATAAGGCAATATTCCAGTAATCATTTCAGAAATATTATTCTCTTGGGATAAATCTATTAGATCATCTCCATAATCGATATGGGCAGAAATAGTATTGCTTGGGTTACGAATGAATCTAATATTAAAATTATCAAAGGCACATACTCCGCCGAAGTTAGCGATAAGGCTATTATTGGAATCAAATAGTAAACTACGTATTGATCTTGGTTCATATGCTGTAACATATTCATCTCGCCAGGTTTCTGGACCATACCCGGAAGAAGTTATTGTAAATTCATTGGTTCCAAGACAAATATAACTACTGTTATTAATCCATTGTATAATTTCGTCTGGACTGCTGGCAGAAAGATGTATAATTGGTGTTCCATAATATCCAGTCGGCCAATCGCTAAGCGGCGCTAAATATACCTGCATTAAATCATAACTTATATGTTGCGCTTTGACAGTAACATATCCAGATAATTCTTTTTCTATTGCATAAATTCGAAAGGCCTGTTTTTTGGCGGATGTTCCTGAATAAGTAAATTCTACTTCATATTTACTGTTATTAACTTGGGCATATATAATGCGATTAGCTATAAGCTCGGAGGCCAAGTAACCATCGATTGGATATTTCATTTCCAATTCAAATTCGCTTGTGTCTGTTTGCTTTACAATACATGAAATTGCATCAATAAGATCGCCAAGCCCATGGCCAGTAAATGTCTTGGCATCATGCTCGAATAATATAGGGATCATACCGTCCACCACCGAGGTTTTACATAAACTTTAGCATTATTGTCCCATGTAAGTTGCGTGATTTTTCCGAAATAAAACGGATCATATTCTCCAACGTAACTGGCAGATTGATCAGTATACGTGTAATAAGTCTTGCCTGATTGTGTATTTTTTATATATGTATATACTCGATGTTCTTTTGGATCTAAATATGCAATACTGCCATAACTAGTTTGCATATTTTGAGTATAAACTATATCATCTGTATCTGGTATTCGACCCGCAACTTTTTCCCCAATATGCTTAATTGTAAGATTTATAGTACTTCCAAAATGAAACAATGGCCACGCTTTAAATCCAGAAGGATTATAAAATGTCTGTCCATTCTGTACTTCAACTTCAATATCTCCGGATTTATACCAACGTTCTGGAGCGCAATTGAAAGTTAAAGTGCCTCGACCATATTCGTTAAAATAGCTTAAAAATTCATGGGCATTTGGAACATATGCCATTCTATAAAAATCTGGAAAATACGAATCTTCTAGTCTGCAATACCCAGTCCCAGAAAGAAGCCAAGAGGCGATTTTTGGAAGAACCGCCTCAAGGCCGCCTCGATCTTTTGAATCAAGAAAAATCTCGTATGGCTGATCATAATTCTCATAAACTTCCTGATCTATAATACGATCGCCATTTCTACCTGGAACGTTATAAACTTCCACTTTTCTTTTTGGAAATATAATCTTTGGATAGTGCTCGACAATCACGCCGACTTCGTCGCTGCTTACGCCATTAAATATGATCATCCTTTAGCCACCCTAATCCTTTGCGATATTTCATTGATTCTGTTAACCACTCGATCCGCCAGCGCTCTCTCATCCATTCCGGCGGACGGATATACATTGACCGTAATTCCACCGAGAGCCTGGTCAGCGGGATTTATGCCGTTGGCCGGCGTATTTGAATTATCACGCTGCGCTCTTGGATTGGCTACACGAATTCTTCCAGCTGTTTCAGAAGTCATATCGTAGTATCCGCTAAGCTCCGAATTCATATCGGTAACCGCAGAATCGACGTTCGACATGTCAACTACTGGCGTAATGGTCGGCTGCAGACTCATATCGGCATTAATCATTGACATCATCTGCGCCATCGCATTTTGAAATGAATTTAGCAGCGAACCGGTCACAACATCGGCCGTTCCATAAACTTCCTGGCTTCCGTCGGTAATACCGTTCATAAGACCTTCCATCAGGTAAACGCCATTTTGTGCCATTGCTTTGGAAGGTGACGCAATTCCGGCAGCTTTGCGCATTCCGTTTTCGACCTGGTGATAAATATGTGCGCCGATCGCTTTAAGACGCTCGCTGAGGGTTGGATCACTGTACATTGACTGCTCAAGACCGGCAACCATATATCCAGCCATAAGAGGCGCATTGACATCTGTCTGCTGATTCCAGCCATCCATAACGGCATTGTTGTCAAACTGCGCAGCACCGAACAATGAGTCGTAGGATGTTTGACTCTGCATTTCAGTAGCCGTAGCACTGACTGTCGTCGTGGCAAGATTGAATCCGCCGGTATCGAACATCATCGTGGTTTCTTCTCCGCCGATAGTGCTTCCGAAAAATCCACGGATACCGTTCATCATGTTTTCGATGTTCAGGCCGTCTGTAAGTCCGCTTGTCAGCTTTCCGATGAATCCCCCAATAACATTGGTTCCGCTTTCACCGGCCGCAGTCATCGCTTCGTCTCCGCCGAGATTACCGGTAAGAAAACTTGCGACATTTCCACCAAGACCGCTTAATCCTCCGCCTTCACCAAAACTGCCGGCCATAAATCCCGTAGGATCCATTCCAAAACCGCTTTCGCCAGTAGCTCCAAGCATGCCGGTTAAGTCTCCGCCGCCAAGAGCACTCATCATACCGGTATAGTATGCTTCTTGTGCCGTCTTGGCATCAGTGGCTCCTTTTTCAGTAGCGGCGGTTTCAACGTCCTCAGTTTGCGGATAGCCCATCGCAGATAGCCATTGGTCCATTTCCTCTTCGCTAAGACCGGCTGCTTCGTCAAGGCTAAATTCTTCAATTCCATTTCCGCCATTATCAGAAAAGGCGGAAGCATATGCGTTATCAAATGTCGATCGATCTTCCGCTGCAACTGCATTGGCTTTTTCTTCCAGTCCGGCAGTGTCGCTGACAATATCAATATTGTCAGCATCAAGAGCGTATGCTTTATGAATGCCGGGACCTAATTTGCCTTTTGTTGGGTCTCCGATATCTGCTCCAAAGAATTCAAGTATCTTGCTTCCGAGTTTACCAAGCTGCATGATTCCCTGAGTAATAGCTTCCCAGAGAAGTTCAACAAGCGCGGAAACCAAGTTATAAAATGCACTAACAATACCTTCCTTATTGCTTCGAATCGATTCTGCAAGACTATTAATAAATGTTACGAGGATTTGTATTACCTTATCTACCATCTCCGGAGTAATTGCTCTCAGAAAAGTAAGGGCCGCAATAAGAATTGTTCCAAGGGTAACGAGCAGTTTCTTCAAAAATGTAGAATTCTGTAAAACTGTAAGAATTCCGTCAGCGTATGATGCGATTACCTTGATAAACTCTGCTTTTCTCAGAAGCATAACCAAAAGGATCGCAGAGAGAACAAGACCGATAAATCCGACAATTTTCCATCCATTTTCCTGAAGCTGATCCATAACATAAATAATGCCGTCAATCAACATCGGAAGCGCTGCGGCCACAATATAAATTCCAGCCGCAATTGCCAGAAACGAAAGCCCGAAGATTCCGCCTGCTGCTGCAGCTCCAAAAAGCCCAACGCCGAGCGCGAGTGCTGCAAGTCCAAGACCAAGAAACAGCGGAAGCTCCGGGGCTAGAACGTCATGCATTGCCTGGAAATCGGCTTTCATCTGTACCCACGGAAGCTGCGAAAGACCGACCATGCTGCCGATAAATGACGTAATCCCAAAGGACATCATCGTAAGCACAAGCGCCAGAGACAGAAGGATCGCAATAACGGCGATAACTTTTCCTGCGCTGATCCCCTGCAACTGTCCCGCCATTACGACAAGGCCAGCACCAAGTATAACAAGTGCTGCCGCAATCGCCATAATAGCAATTCCTGCTCCGATCAGACCTTCTTTTGGCAATGCAGCCAATGCAAGAACCCCGGGCATAAGTAATCCAATAGCAACGGCCAAAATAAGCATCGACGCCGCAACCTGCATCATTGGCTTTGCAGAAAATCCATCGCTGGCAAGTGCTGACATAATGGTAAGAAGTACAACAATCCCAAGGATAACGCCAGCAACAATTGCAAGTCCTTTACCAACATCCTGAATTTTGGAAGCAATGCCGATAGTTTTAACAATGGAACGAATAACAATTCCAAGCGCCAGTATCGAAGCGGCAATGCCAGCTATCATACCACCGCTGAACCTTGGCATATTTGACAGCATGTACATAACAACGGCTATTGCGGCAATAGCAACTATGATCACGCCAAGTGCCCCGGCAAGTCCTTTTTTTTGCGAAGCGTCAAAGCCACTTAGGGTATTTGTTAAGCCAATAAGTTCCTTAATAATAATATGCACAAATAATGCAACAGATAAGATCACAATGGCAAGCTTTCCGCCGTACTTCATTTTACTGGAGGCCGCAGCCATCAAACCTACGAATATAGTAAGCGTGGCCATAATTCCGCCAAGGATGATGAGAGCCGGCTGCACTTGCTCAAGACTCTGAATATCTCGAATCTGATTAAACGCATGAATAATTGCAACAACCGCAATTGCAAACGCAATCAGGATCTGGGCAACATTGGAAAATACGTTGACGTTTAATCGGGCATTGGTGAAGTCTGCCGAAAATGCGCTCTTTAAATTTTCAAATGCCTTAATGGTATTTGTGATAGGATTATTCTTCGAAACTGATTTCGTATTATTGGAAAACAGCGCGGAACCTTCCAGATTTTTTGCGATCTTTGACATCATGAACAGCAGCACGCCAATTGATACAACAGCATTGAAGAACGCCTGTGTATCACCGACCTGTGTCAACAGATAAATTGAACCTGCAAGAATTCCGATGGCCACCGCGATTCCGATAAACCGCTGGACAGCTGCTGCTTTTGAAATAGCCTTGCTCAACGCCGTAAATGGTGCAGTAATGTTCGTTACAAGAAGCCGCAGAGAACCTAATGGACCATTCGTATTAAGCGCCTTTACTGCTTTGTTCAACCCGAAAAACAAGTCGTTAAACTTGTAAATAAGATAACCGATCAGGCCCATTTTGCCGGCGCTTAGAACAGTATCCCAGTTGATTTTCTTGTACTCTTCCGCTACAACATTCTTAAAAACATCCCAGAAGTTTCTGAGTTTGTCCTTTAACGTTGCCGTATCGCTGTTAAAAAGATCACTGAGACCTCCGATACTGGTCTGCAAATTATCAATCGACCGCGTCGCGTCGTCGCTTCCGCCCTTAAGATTGTTAAAAAACTCCTTTACTTTCTCGCTGATGCTTCCATTTCCGCCGAATAGTTCGATAAAAGGAGCTGCCAGCGTACGAAGCATCTTTGCAATTGGCGAATCGCCCTGGAGAAAATCCGTGACCGGTTTAAAGAATTCTCTAAAAGAAAACTTCTTGATTTTGTCGACAATTCCATCAATTCCGTCGCCGCTCGTTTTAAACAACTTCCCGACGGTATTAATAATTCCCGTAAGAATAATTCCGAGTCTTTCAATGATGCTGCCGAGAGTTCCGAATTTTGAATTTATATTCTTGTTGCCGGTGAATATGCTTAGTACTTTATCGACGAGGGCAAAAACAACGGTCCGTATGGACTTTGACAGCTTAAACATATTCTTGAGCGGAGATGCCATCGCTTTCAGAACATTAAAAATCGATTCGGCTGCTGCGCGTACGCTATCAATAAGGCCGCTGCTGGTCTGCAGACCATCTTCCGTCGTTTCCGTAAGCTTCAGTGTAAGTCGATAGATTCTCTCAAGGAGACCACGAAATCCTTTGCCTCGAGCTTCGGCAGTTCCAAATACTTTATCAAACGCTTCTCCGACGGCATCAAATGCATCGGCAAGAGCCGTGACAATATTCAGAACGCTTCCCTGCCAGAGTTCACGACCGCTCATATTGGCGATCTTTCGCTCAAGTTCAAGTTCTACTTCATCAACGACATCGCCAAGGGCAATAAGTTCGCCGGTTGCGCTGTTAATAACAGGATTACCGGCACCAACTACGTCAATAAAATGCTGATAGGCATTTGGGGCCGTAGAACTAAACCAGTCAAGTGTAATGGCATCGAAGCCTTTTCCATTTTCAAGGTTACCGGCAAGCCACTGAACAGTATCATAGTCCAGGCCCATGGCTTCAATGGCGTCACGCCGTTCCTGGCCTCCGCCATAGTCTCCGCGAAGAACTGCTATTGCAGCTTCTTTATACTGTTCAAGCGCAGCAGTTGCATCAACTGCACCTTCAACCATAGAAGTTGTAGCTTCAGTTGTGACGCCTGCAATATTATTTAAAATCCCGTTCAGCTGTTCACCGCTGATTGCTCCGGCACGCATGGCAGCTTCCAGAGATCCATAGTCGTCAACAAGTGCCATAAGAGAAGCATCTTTCGTATCGAGGACATATTTTGCATACGCTTCCTCGAAATCTTTCATGCTCTTACCGGCGCTTTCAAGCTTGGTTTTCAGCTTGTCCCAGTTGGCGATAGTCTTTTTGATAGTACTGCCGCTTCCGCCGCCGAATGCGGCTTCGAGAAACTTATTTCGCTTGTTGCCGGGATTAACGAATATCGTGTACAGAGGCTCAATCAGATCACTGAAGAACCCGGAAGCCTGTTTATAGTTACCAATGATCAGTTCGAAGCTCTTCATCCAACCGGAACTCATGGCGGATTTCAAAGCTTCCATAGCATCTGACCAGGTCTTTGTCTCCTGACCGGCTCTGAATGCAGCCAGTCCATATTCGTCGATGTACTGAAGGTACGGTGAATCTTCGTCTATGATTTCAAAAATCTCAGCTCCGGTCTTTTCATGAATCTCCATAATCTGATTGAAGGCCTTGGAATATTTTCCCATGGCCATTTCAATCGCTTCACCGGATAACCATTTATTCGCAAAACTCTGTTCAAAGTTTTCAACAGAGACTGCTATTTGCTGAGCGCCTTTGCTTGTTTCTTTAATGGCATAGTAAACACCATCTGCACCCTTCTGAAGGTCTCCGGTTGCCACGGCTGCTTCAAGCAGTTGCGTTTTCAGTTCAGCACTGTTCATACCGGCCGTACGGATCCAGTCCCACTGGGCGGATCCCATATAGCCGCTGGCAATTGCTTTCTGGAAACCCATAAACGCGTGCGTCGCGTCTTTTGCGTTTACGCCAGCCTGACCGGCAGCAACAGCCATACCAACGATGGTGTCAGCTGCTGTTTCCATGTCAACGCCGGAAGATGTAAAGGCAGACATGGTATTAAGCATGGCGTTATACTCATAACTTGTTTCGTCCGTAAAGGTCAGAATTTTATCTGAGATCTTCTGGACTTCTTCCATGCTCTTGCCGGTCGCGATCATCAGCTTCTGAATAGCCGCTACCTGATCTTCATATTTCTGGAAACCAGGAGAAATAGAATCTGCGCCGGTAATTGCCTGCTTCGCCAGATTGGCAAAGCTGTCTGTCAGGTTCTCGACCATACGGCGACCTGCAACCTGAAGAGCGCTGAACTTTCCCTCTATTTTATCAATGGATTTTTCCAGGATCGATGTATTCAGGCCACTGATTTCGGTATCAGACTTATCGAACTTCAGCGATTTCTTGAGCTTTTCGATGGTGCCCATGGTACGTTCGGCACCTTTTTCGAACTGGTCGGCGTCCATTCGCATTCGCGCAACATATTCGTCGGTGTACTGTGCATTCGGCATTATTGTCTGACCTCCTTAAAAGCATCTCTTGCAATCTGTTCAAAGATCGGCTGTAATGCCGGTTTGATGTATTCTCGGCCGCGAACATAGGCGCCGTTTCTGGTCGCGTGACCGGTTTCCAAAATTACGGCAATATTTGCTCTGCCATGTGGTGTAATATTAACGTTTGAATTGCACCATGTAATCACAAAAGATCCTGTGTCCTCATATTTCTTCACAATATAATACCAGGACTCCGCTGTTTTTCCGGTGCGTTTTGGAGTGGCGCTTTTCAAAGCCTCCACACCCATCTTTCCGTATTTATCAAGACGTTCTAAGAACTCGTGTTCTTTCTGCCTTTTGAGGAAGCCTTCCATGTGCCGAAAGTCTCCATGAACTGTCACGTGTATCATAGTCGGCTTCCTCCTTTTTATCCCTTTGAATTATATCTGGCCCTTCTGGCAGCGTTCAGACTTGCTCGTCTTGCAGCCGATTCGGATTTCGTCATCTTCTTTTTCGGCTGCTGCTCAATATTACAGACCTCGATCAACGTCATTAGATGCCCGAAGTGCCACTTTTCACAGGGGTCAAATGGTATATTTAACGCGGTCATCCAGTAATAAATCACTTCATTGGTTATAACTTTCTGGTTACCGCGCTTTTGTTGCTGTTTAATGGTTGTTGCGGTATTCGGATCTTGCATATAATCTAAAATAATTTTTAGTGTTTTATTATCGATCCCATAATAAACCGAAGGATTAACATTCTGCGTAAGCGTCATGCAGCGAATGTAATCGATCAGCTCGTCCCGCGTTTTCTCTTCCCGGGAAATGAATGGCTTATGCCATTTTGATTCCCATCGCGCAATGCTGAGCAATGAATGCTCAAGCGTAATGGTATGGTCTTTTGTTATAATAAAGCGATTGGCCGCCGAATCATACAGTTCTTTTCCCGGGATTGTAACGGTCAGTGGCATTGCAGTTTAAGCCGTGGGCATAACGTCGCCGCCAAATCCCTCTTTACGAAGCTGCTCTTTGGCCGCTTCAAGGTCGGCTTCCGGCACATACGGCATAATGCCCGATGCGAAATCATCAAGAGATTCCTTACCGCTGAGAAGATCATAGACAAATGTGGAATAGGCCTGCGTTTGTCTAAACTTTTTGTACAGAGGCTTTCCGTTGTCATCTTCTTTCAAAAACAGTGTCGGATCATCTTTCGGACGGACACCGTAAGACCGATCGATAAGGAATTTAATAAAATCAACGGCCTCTTTCTTGGAGATTTCGTCTTCTTTCTTATTGGCAAACAGCTTTTTCAAATGCGAAACAAGACCACCCTCTGCTTCATACTCGAGATCGATGTCCATGCATTCGATCTTGCTGAGGTTGAAATAAGCTTCCATTTCCTGCTCATTTCCGTCGTAGTCAGTATAGTGGATAATTTTCTTAAGCATTTTGGGATTCTCCTTTCAATTTAAAAAAAGAGGGACTGCCAGCCCCCTTATTGCGTGCAGCCCCTCTTGCATAATCGTTAGCTTACGATGCTAAATTATCAGCTGAGAATATAATATGTTTTCTGAGGATCGTAAGTCGAGTCGGAGGTCGGTGCATAGATATAGTTACCCGCTGTTCCAGTGCGCTCATAATATGTCGTTCCGGCCGTAAATTCCGTGCCTTCAAATTCTACATATCCTCCGGACGCGCTCTGCATAATACTTACCACTTCGCCGGGCAGGGGCAGACGCGGATCGGCATTCTCGGTTCCGTAAAGAACATTCTTGATTGCCGTCATCTGGGCCTCGGTCGCCTTTGTGGAATCGATCTCCATATGGGCGGTTGCTTTGTACTTTGCACCGGAAATATCGATGGCAACAGGAATCGTATCGATTTCCCAGCTGAATTCAACAGCTTCAGGGCTGTCGTTAATCGTCTGATGGTCCTCTTCGGACGGAGATGCGGTTGCGCCGTATACCAGATGAATGATATAGCCGTAGTTCTCGTACTGGCTGTCGTTGCCGACAGTAGTTACGCAGCTGAAGCCAAACGGTACACGTGGCTGCTGGCCGACAGTTACGCCGGGAAGCAGGCTGGCCTCGCCGTTGCATTCAGCAAACTCATCCGGATACATATAAGCACTGATTGTAGCTTTAAAGTTTTCAGTGCTGCGAATGGACAGATATTTAATATCGTCTGCATAGATATCATTGGCTTCCGCGCCATCGGGAGATTCTGTAAATCCCGTAAGGCCGTTCCACGCAACTCCCTTCGGATATGCGCCATTGGTCTGTTTATACAGTACGCCATTCTTGACGCCGGTATGATAAATCCGTTCGCCAACCTGGTCCCATTTAAGAATAGCCATAATGGTTTCCTCCTGGATTAATAGTAAATCATGAAAACATCATGATGCAGATTGTCGGAAACGTAATGCCTCTGATACTGACAATACGGAAATTTCCGCATGACCAGTTCGAGCATTTCCGGATCCGGTTCATCCTGATTGATGTATATGATCTGATACGCCGGGCGGAACTGATAGATCTTATCATTCGCCCTTGGCGTATAGATGTTTGTACGTTTGATGACAAAGCACGGAAAGGACATTCCAGTAAAAATATAAGCTTCGCCATCGTCTGTTCCGGCATCTGAGTCGGGCTGAAAGTACACCTTATCTGTGCCGAGCAGATCGCTAAGCTCCTGAATCAGAAGATCCGACCGTCGCTCCATTGTAAACGCCCCCCAGTGTCAGAATAAGACGAGGATACTGCAGGGAAACGTCCGTAACTTTCCATGCAGTTCCCATCCATTTCACATATCGCAGTGATCCGGCATGACTGCGTGCATACGGATCTGCCAGAATGGAGATCTGCTGCTGCGCCGAAATGCTGTCGTTAACACTTTCGCCATTCTGGTATTTGATGGAGCGCTTAAGAACGTCTCCCGAATACAAATGCTCAATCGGCTGATGGGTTTTAACTCCTGGGCGCTTTGCCACAGACTCAACAAATCCGACAGGTCCGTAGAATTTCACGCAATCACTTCCGTTTTGAATTTAGATTATGCAACTTCCTCTTCGAGAACGATGAAGCTGTAGATACGGGTATTCGCGCCAGAGACACGGGTCTCGATCAGGGACTTCAGCTGGTTGAAATCAATGTCAAAGTCGGTGAAGTGGGTGATCTCGCCGCCCTTGGTTGCGCCGATGTTGTAGTCGTTCAGGTTGCCGATAATGGCAAGCAGACGATAGGTCTTAGCGGAAGCTCCCGAGCCCTCGGTGCGGGTCAGGTTCTCGAATTCGGGAACATTGTAAACAGCGTTCACGCCGAGTGTGGAGATGACTTCGCCCTTGTCCTTATACAGACGGCGGCCATTCAGATCCTTCGCGAGCTGGATCTTATTGAAGAAGCGCTGAGCGCAGAACATATCCAGGTTGCCGCTTCCGCGGTAGTCGATCATGGCGTCAAGAATGGTCTCCTCAACAGCCTGGGCATACACATAGTTGGCGCCGAAGCCGGGGTCGTTTTCCGCAGCAGTAGCAGAGACAACCTTGCGGATAGTGAAGATCTGGTTATCGGTCCAGATAGGACGAATACGCTCTTCATTGATCTTGTCATCGGACGCGGCATCGCGGCCGTCACCGATCAGAATCGCGCGGGCCAGTTCCTTCTCGAGCTGCATGCGGTCGATCTTGTACTGGTAATCGACATAGTCGAAATCAGTGATATCAACGACATCATCACGGTTCAGAGCACTCTTTGCATAAATGGTCTGAGGCTCAGTGGTACGCTTGGCAACGGTGTAGTTGTCAGCAAGGGTCTTCTCCTTACCCTTCTGGTAGCCCTTGGCGCGGATACCTTCGATCTCGCGCAGGTCGACCTGAGAGGTGCGAATGCGGCTGAACGGGCTGCGATGAACCTTATTCAGGACAGCCTTTACCCATGCCTGGTCATTGGTAACGAGCTCGGGGGCGCCGGGGCGAACGTCATGCCACTCGGGGAACAGGGCGTCAACACCGGCGGGAGTCTGACCGGAGGGATAAGAGGTAAAGCCGCTGACCGGAGCCAGACCGTCATGGGACAGACTGTTCTCTTCAGCATAGGCGTCGATGGCACCCTTCAGGGTACCGAGTTTCTTGGCATTGGCAATAATCTGCTCTTCATCCGCATGGGACAGATAGGCGGCATTGTTCATTTCAGGGGCTTCAAAAGCATTGTACTGCATGGTATTTCCTCCTTCGGAATGCTCTACGGCATCCTCTTTCTCTTCTTTTTCATCCGAATCGGCATTCTTGCCGTTCTTCTCTTCTTGCTTCACATAGCCGATAACGGTCGCAACCGCCATCTTCTGTTCATCATTCAGACCATCGAGAATCTCTCCGATGGTCTTACTGGACTCGGTCTTTTTCTCGTCCATTTCGGTTTTCTCCTTTTTCTCAGAAGCATTTTGATCATCGGATTTCTCTTCCGGCGTCTTATCTTCCGTTCCTTTCAGCTCGTCACGGATATCGTCAAGACTCATTTCATCATCATCCTTGTCGGAATGCGCCAGCGTAAACTCATCGCCCATCCAGATGTATGCTTCGGTCATGTCCTCTTCGGTATCATCACCATGTGCAAGAACCGGATACTCGATGCAGGCTTTTCGATTGGCACCCGCCAGAACAAGGCTGACTTCCTTGATGGAGCCGTGAAGAACGTCCCCGCCTTTCTGAATGAGCTGATTGGCCCAGATGCTCAGCGAAGTAATGTCACCGTGCTTAATGGCTTCTTTGCTGTACTTGGCCATCGGCGTATCATTCAGATAACCGTAAAAATAAACGCCCTCGGGACGGGATTCGAGAAATCCGTGTCCGAGGACGGCTTCGGGGCTGTCATGCTGATGTCCCCAAATTAGGGGAACCTTTTTTCCGTCATCTTCTCTGAATGCATCCTGACGGATCGTGCGGCCATCGCTGCAGAGAACATCGTTTCTCGTAGCCCAGCCGCGAAAATCGCAATCGTCATACTTGCTCATTGCTGTATGGCCTCCTATATTGTCTGAATAAGATCATCCCTGCTCAAGCTGCTGCAGGGTCTCTGCTTCTTCCGGACTGAGTCCGAGAGCTTTTGCCTCTTCAGGCGTTGTCACGCCTTCTGTTGGAATCCCGGCGGCATCTGTCATTCCTGCCGCCTGTACGTTGGACTGGTTCAGGTTCTTGTTCCTGAGTTCGTCCGCACCCGGCTGGTCGGAAGGCTTCAGACCGCACTTGACACGGAATTCATTGGAGGACATGATCTCATTTCTGGTAAATTTATCTGCCATATCGGCAATCTTGCTGACCGGCATCAGACGGAACGGATCCTTGAAGAACATGATCGACTGGCCGCGAGCTCTCTCTTGCTTGGAGATCCACTTGCGCTTCAGTTCATCGACCAATGCTGTTACAAGTGGTTCAATCACATCGTTCAGATAGTTATTCTTTGCGACGTCGTCAGCGCTGCCGTTCAGAATTTCCGGACTGATTCCGATCTGGTCCAGCAGCTGTTTGGTCAGCGACTCGATCTGCGGAACCAGATTGTTATCCAGAGATCGGTTCAGCTGAATAACGTGCTCGGTAGAATCGATATAGGCAATTCCGTATTTGGAGCCAGCAAGCTGAAACTCAATATCTTTCCTGCGCTCATCGGCCTGCTCTTTGCGGACCGTAGAACGGGTAGAGTATGGCAGCTGAATAATCAGATCCAGTTTCCCGGCAGTCGTTTGGGCATCCAGCTCATCCAGCATGGCCAGTTTTTGTCTCAGACGCATCAGGACAGAGTTCGGAGCATTCATGATCTCATAAAATGGATTTTGAACGATTGAGCACATGCTTTTAGGCTGGCGGATGGTCTTTCGCTGCCCACTTCGGTCGTCATAGACTTCAACTTCAACGTGCCTAGGGTACCATTGAAGAATCTTGCCGACTCTGACACTCTGGAATGAATTAACGGTCCAGTTTGTCGGATCAACGTCAGCATCGATCGGGCAGATGGCGATATAACCTTCATCAAGCAGCGACATGTAGACATCCTGCCGGAATGCCCTTGCTGACTGATCGATATTGGCTTCGACGGTCAGAATCTCATTCAGGCTGTCTGCAATGTCCTCTTTATAGCGCCCTTCTTCATCGAGCCGGACGTGTTTTAGTTCAATGCTCGAGGCATCGACAGAAATTCGATTCAGTAGAGGGGCAATAATGCTTCGTTCGCTTCCTCTGCGGAGTCTCCGCCGATCTGGAGGGGAATAGGATCCATATCCAGTTGAAAATTCAGGCCGCGTCGTCGGATCTTTGTTCCGGAAAGCATTCCAGGCTTTCACAATCCGTTCACCAAAACTGGGCACTGGAATCACTCTCCTTTACATGTAAGTCTTCTGATAATATTCAATAATGGCATTAAGCTCTTCAATGCCATTTTCATAGTATTTTTTCGTACTAGCAAGAGATGCTTCGGAACGTGCTATTTCTTTTTCAAGGCTTTTTCGATCCTCATTCAGTTTTGCAATTTCCGAGCGCAGAGTCTTGGGCGCGGTTCGTGAATCCTTGCTATCCTGATACTCTTGAACCTTTTTATTAGTCTCTTCAAGAGCTTCTTTATCTCTTGCAATCTGAAATTCAAGGTCTTTTGCATTGGCGCGTATCTTGTCAAGATCGGCCGCGTAAGTCTGCATCGCACTTTTTATGTATTTCTGTGCGTAATCATTTCCCATGGCAGTTTTGCCACCTAACGCAGTAGCAATAGCATTAAGGTCAATCTCCTTCTGCCCTGGTATAACCTCGCGTATTTTACTCCAGCCTTCTTTTACTGACCCGGCTACATTTTTCCGATGACTCGTAAGTCCATGAGCACTGAGATCTTCTTTTGCTCCTGTGCCTTCGACATCTTTTTTCGATTCCGCTGTACCTTGAGATTTATCAGCAAGAAGAACAAGGTCATCTTTTTTAACTTTATCAAGTTGAGCTTGATTCTTCTTGGGGTTTGAGCTAAGCGTAAGTGGTGCATGAGGAGCCGTACGGGTTTCAGAATTCTTTGTTCTTGTAGAATTTTTAATCTGCCCTTGTGCTTCTTTAGCAGCTCTTTTAACCTCAGATGCCGCTCTCCCTGCTGTCTGCTTAACGGTCTTTGCAGCAGCCTGGACACCTGTCTGCGCTTCTTTTGCAATTCGCAGTGAACTGGACTGTGCTCTTTGAGAGGCTTCTCGTACTTTAGTTTTTACCGTATTTGCAGTCTCAGAATTGAGCTGCATCTTCTTTGCAACTTCCTGCCCGGCAGTCTTAATGTTCTGTCCGGTCTGCTGCGCAGTTTTCGCAACATTCTGCAGATAGCGTTTCAGCTCATCCGGAGTGTAAAAATATAAAGCACCGATGCCCTTGCCGATTTTCTTGATGTATTTATGGTTTTTCCATTCAACTCCATGGCAGAGGTAGTAATTGCCATGTGCATCTTTTTCGATGGTGTAATCCTGCAATTCGCATTCCCCCTTCCAGAAATGGTGGAATATGCATTTTGATTCAGTCGAACTCCTCTTTGTTGGCCTTGTAGGCAACATAGGCGTCCATCATGGCAGAGACGTTGTCGATCTTCTGTTCTCTGCGCCGTTTCAGAAGTTTCTTGTTTCCGTTGCTGTCAAACTCAACAACGCAGTTTCCCATACAGAACTTCATGATTTCTTCGTCAAATAAAAGCATCCGTTCCTCTGCAAGAATACGAAGTTCTCCAAGAGGGACGGATTCCGTTTTGGCGCCCTGTATGACTTTTTCAATTCCGGTCGGTCCAAAGTCGACTTCCCACTGCTCACGGAAGACCTGCGCATTATACGGGTCATAACCGAAGCAGCGGACGTCGTAATTCATCTTGGTAATAAACTGGAACAGATCCTCGTAAACCTGCCCGATGTCCAGAATCTTGCTGTCCATGATGATAAGACTTCCCTCACGAAGAAACTCTTCGTACTTATCTCTCATGGCCTTCGACAGCCGGTGAAAAGTATAGGAAGTGATGTAGCTTCTCGCCTTAACGCCGAAGCTTCCATCAGTAAGCGGAAATAGAAATGTAAATGCGCAGAAGTCGTCTCCCTGTGAAAGGTCGGCGCCCATGGCGCAGGGAAGTCCATTGAAGTACTGCGGTCGATGCAGCAGAGTCTGCTGGTACGTAAAGAATACGGTGTAGCCTTCGCACGGAATTCCGAATCGCTTTGCCAGGATGTCATTCTTCGCAGCAGGGGCATTTTCCGCACGCTCAACATCCAGTTGATATGTCTCATAGGATACGGTCTTTCCGAGATTCGGATTGGCTTTCATCCATTTGGACGGATCTCCGACTTCTTTCTCGTCGTCCAGCCGGTACCACCAGATCGAGACGTGCGGCTGCTGGTACTTCCCTTTCAGGATGTCCATCAGTTCCATTTTGATCGTATCGCCGGGTCCATTTCGGATAGTTCCTTCGGAACTGGTTGCAACAATCAGCCAGTCATCAACCTTTGAAGCACCCTGCTCGATAGCACCGACAACGTCTTCGCGTACAACGCCCGAAAGCCATTCGTCAACCGTCGCGTACTTGCATCTGGCACCCTGAAGCTTATCGATTCGCATCGGTCTGCTTTCGATAATGGAGTTCGTCAGGAAGTTTTCAATCCCCTTCTTGGTCGAGGTGAGCTTCATACGGTCGGCCTTGCTGCCTGTTGTATTCTGCAGAGAACCCTCTGTCAGAAACTGAAACAACGGGCCTCTCGCTCTGCTGATGGCGGTCTTCAACGGCAGTGTTGTTTCCTCCGACTGTCGTACCGTCGGAGCTGTTACAATCTGATCAGTGGTTGTTACATCGCAGACCAATCCGTAGGCCTGAATACAGGTGTCATAAAGGCTCTTTGCTGCGCCTCGTCCGACGATCAGATACTGCTTGTTGATCAGCCGTTTCTTGATCCTCTTAGTAACATAGCGCCCGCCATGTCCATCCGGATATGGTTCCCAGACACTGCGTTCAATAAAGTAATACCATCCGAAAATCTGTTCGCCCCAGAGTTTGAAACTGTCCAGAAGTGTCAGATCTCCGCCGTCTGTCAGGGTTAATTCATTCTCGCAGAAACGAATCCATCGTTCTGTCGCTTCATCGTCGTACCAGATGTCCGGATCACGGATCAGTTTGTCGATACGGTTCATTTCCATCGAGATCTCCTGACAGACCGGGATCTCATTACGCAGAACGGCGTCTCGAAATGCGCCGTAATACTTTGGTACGGCGGTATTCGATAACGCCATTTTGATTTACTCCTTAGAGTTCTTTAAGCTTGTCGCGCCCGTTTTCCCAATAGTCCATTGGGTCCGAAAGATACTTTGCATACTCAGTAAGCAATGACTTCTTATCATTCTTGTCCAGAATTACAGAGTTCTGAACGGCTTCTAGGAAGTTAATATCCCAGCGATCATTATCACGGGCGTTAGTCCAATAGTGCTCTTTAAGATCTTTCTCTTCATCAGTCTTGGAACTGCTGCGCATCTTCTTATATGCATCGTCAAGATCCTTGTCGGTAGCTCCAGACTTTCCATCTTTGTAAGCTTTCAGCTCAGACTTGTCGTAGAAATATCTGGTGTCTCCAGATGAAGTTTTAACTTTTTCAAGATACTCCGGATCTTTAAGGCCTTTCTGCACTGGTTCATCGGCGTCATTAGGGATTTCGGTTGTCGCGCTGGCATCTGCCGCTTCTGAAACACCCTTATCGATTTTAGCTTTTAAAACCTCGTCGCCTAGCGACTCTTTAAATTTTTCAAACTCAGCCTTCGCACGCTCCGATTTTGCGTGAAGAGAATTAATCTTCCGCATTTTTTTATCATAGGCATAGATTCCTATGTCGTTCCAGCGCATTGCTCGACTTGGGGTATTAACAACTGCTTTCTTATATTTGTCTTCTGCATCTTTGGCGCGCTGCTCTAATTTGCGGTATCGCGCTTTACCGGCTTCGGTAAGCGTTCCGTCATAATTCTGGAATCGCCTTTTTCCCCACTCCTGACCAAGGATGCCGTAATGTGCAAGGTACTCATCGTTCGGAACGAGTTCGGTTCCGGTATACACATAGCTCATTTGTTCACCCCTCCGATCGTCTGCAGAAATTCATCAAGCGAAATCAAACCGTCATTTGTATCGTCAATGTCAGAATGTTCGAGAGCGTCACTATTTCCATAGATCGCGTCAATGATTGCCATGTACTTTCCGCGATCGGCTGAGCTCCAGTTTTTGGACTCAACGCGTTTCTCGATGAGGTCATCCATATCTCGATGGAACTTAAGACGCGCATGATCGTCAGCTTTGTTGTAAGCGGCTTTGGCCTTTGAAGCAAGATCGCTGCTGTCTTTATATGCCTTCAGCTCATCCTTGTCATAGAAATATCGATCGCCGATCTTCTCGATGTATTTTGCGTTCTCTTTCTTCTCCGTATCCTGCTTAAGTTTTTCATAGCCTTTCTTGGCTTTTTCACTCTGTGCATTGCTACTGGAAGACCGCTCTATGTCTGCCATCTCTTTTTTCAGACTCGAGGCATCGGTATCTTTCGAAATGTTTTGCTTGGCCTTTTTATCTGACTTATTGCCGCTCTGCTTGTCAGTTGAACTGGTGCTGGTATCCTTTTTAACCTCTTCGCCCTCGGCTTTGCTGTCATTGCCATTTTGATCATTCTTCTTGGCAGTACTGACATCGGTCGGGGTCTTCGGCTTGTAGGTATCCTTTCCGATAATCCGCATCGGCTTCTTATCATCGTTAGGATCTTTTGCTGCGATAAGGGAGTTATAAGTTTCCGCTCCGACGTTATAAAGCTTCTTCAGACTGTCTGCACCTTTATAGACTGTGTCGATGGTATCGGCGACATCTTTTGCGGTCTTGACATACCGCATAATCTCATCGCGCCGAAAGTCTTTAAGCTGCCGATCCATTACGATCTTATCCTGAACTTCTTTCATTTCATCAGGGGTCAGAATATCTCGTGCCGAATAGATCTGCAGCGGGTGTTCGCGATAGTAATTCTTAAGCGCCTCTCTGGCAGCTTTTTCCTTGTCGGCTTCAAGCGCTTCCTGTTTTTTTCGCTCAGCCTCGGCAATAGCTTCTTTTGCAAGACGCTCGGATTCTTTCTTTGCTTCTTCTTCCTGACGTTTCCGCTCTTTTGCAGCGGCCTTTTCGGCAGCTGCTTTTGCGCGGTTTTCGGAATGTTCCTGGATCTTCTGCTTAATATTCGCTCGGATTCCGCTGAGCTGTTTTCCGTTAATCGTTACATTAACTCCGGATTTTTTTATGCTTCCAACTTCAGTTACGTCTTTTCCGATACGAATATCGGTTTTTCCGTCTTTTTTCTCGGATTCGCTTCCTCTTTCAGGGCCAACTCCATAATGTTCTCGCCCAAGAGGTGTCAGACTTCCATCGTAGTTCTGATAACGACGTATACCCCATCTGCCGCCTTTTATCTGATGATGCGAAAGATAAGGCCCATCTGATCCAAACATCAGAACACGTTTTGCTTCATTGCCCTCGTGATGGGCCAGAAAATAGTTATTAGCGTACATTTAGTAGCCCTCACTTCCTGTAAATAAAAAGGAGAGCCTCAAAGAATTTCTCAAAGGCTCTCCTCAATGTATTTTAGTCGTTCATACCGGCAGCGCGAATCATCGAAATGTACTTCTTCAGTTCCTGCTTCTCGTAATCGGAAGCGGACTTATCAAAGAGGTTTTCGAGACTGGCAACCGCGCGGTCGCTGATGCTGTGGCGACTGTAACCGCGATCGGAATACTCCGGTCCGTAATACGGATCTCCGCAATAGCTGCGATTCATAAATTCAGACGGGTATCCGGGATAGCCGGAATAGCCATCAGAATTGCTCTGATACCAGCCATGAACTCCGTAGTTCGGATTTCCGTAGCCGACATGATGCATTCCATAACTGCGATCGGAATAAACGGCGCGCTCAGGCATACCGTAAGAAGTAATATGATACTGGCGGTAGGGTTCACCGTGCATGGAATATCCGCGCTCAGCATAGGCGCCGGGATCTTTCTTCTCTTCCTCGGCCTCGCACTCTTCGATACGGCAGCAGAGCTCATCATACAGATGGAATCCGTCAATAGCGGATTTGGTTTCGGCAGGAGTGAGGTCGTTTTTCTGCATGAGCTCGTCAAGACATTTCTCAACGGTTTTCTTCATGTTTTTCATGGATTCAGTTTTGAGTTCCATTTTGAATTTCCTCCTCACTTCTTCGCGAACACGATATTCGCAGCCTGGACTAGAATCGGTGTGGTCCCGGTGTTACGAATACTGAGTGTCTGGCAGCAGCACTTCCAGATTGACACGTTTGCTGCTCTGGAGACATTGAAGTACTGCTCCACGGCAGCTGGCGTGACTTCCATTTCAGTCCCAGCCAGTGTATTTCCGTCAAGAGCAAACGCGACCGAAATCGGGCCGACGGTTTCTCCTTCAGGAATTGCAATGTTTGCACCGAAGTCTACCATGTAATTCACGGTAGCCGGTTTGCAGCAGCATCTCCTAATGCAGGAACCGGTATCGATCCCTTTCATCAGAAATGCGCCACTGTCATCACGGTGCAGAATATAACCCATTGGGCATGACTGTGCCGTATCGGTGAAGACGATGGCCTCACCGGGGTTGACCGTCTGAACGGCAACACTAGTCCATTCAGCCATCTCGGCACCTCCTTAACCCATGCAGCCGCAGCCTGTATTCTGTGCGCAGCAGTTAGGATTCTGTGTGCAGCAGTTAGGATTCTGGACCATATACGCGGGGCGCGGAGTCGGCAGGACATACTGCTCAACTTCGTTTGCAAGAGCCCGCTGACCGGCCAGAATCTGAGCAATCTCGTCCTTGGATTCCGCACGGCGATTGGCATCATTAAGCGCAGCTGTGAGATTTGCGATCTGCTGATCCTTGCCCGCAAGCTCAAGCTGGCAGATCTTATCCATAACAGTCTGGATACCGGCATTCGTGGCGTTCACAATGGCCTGGGTATTGGCATTGTTCGCCATGAGCATGTTAGTAAAGCCTTCATTCATAGCCGTGCGGTCAGCGCAGTTCTCGGTAGCAACTGTATACTTGATGTCGGCAAGACCGGCGCGATTCTCACAACAGCAGTTCTGAAGGCCTGCGGCCAGCGTGTTCATGCCCTGCATGGTAGCAGACTGATTGTTGTTCAGAGTCTGAAGTACATTTGCCTGCCCGTTGCAACGGGAAATTTCGGCATTCGCGAATCCGGTGTTCAGAGCTCCAGTGATTCCGTTCAGGGCACCCATAATGGCCGACTGATCGAATCCGCGCTGAACATCCGTATTCTGCTGATTGCCCATCATGAACGGAAGCATGCCACCCATTCCGCCGCCAAAGCCAAAGCCATTGCCCCAGCCGTTATTGGCAAACAGAAGCAGAATGATCAGCCACCAGGCACCATCGCCGAAGAAACCGCCGTTTCCCCAGCCGCCATTACCGCCATAAGGCTGAACGGGCATCGTGAAGTTTGTTCCGTTACCATTTTCAGAATAAGACATTGTCTCATTCCTCCTAAAAATGTATTTATTCAGATCCTCGCCGTACTGCAGATAGGTTTGGAGGTGAACATCGAATAAATAAAAACTGACCTAGCGTTTTCTGCCGGTCAGTCGATCTGCGATACTCGCAAACTGATTGAATTGCTCTTGTGTCATTTCGCCATTTTGAATTTTCTGTCGAACGATTTGTTCAGGACTCATTCCAGTAGGAGCAATCTGTCTTGCAAGATTCTGCAGTGCAGTATTCAAGTCGAAGTTCGATCCGAAACCCTGCTGCTGGTTCTGCTTATGAGAATTGAAGAATGGATTCATTAAAGCATCCTCCTTAGCCATTCAGAAGCTGCTCGAGCTTTCCGTTCATTCCGTCAACCGTATGAGTAAGTTTCTCAACCAATTCATATAGCTGCTTATGCTCGTCCTTTGTAACGAACTGAGCTTCAGGGCCGAATGGAACTTCTTCAACGGTATAGTGAAGAGCGTGAATTGGATTCTTAATATTCCCGTTTGCGTCGGTCTCGCGGCGGTAGATAATCGGCTCGTTCTTATCGTGAAAATACATCTCTTCACTCGGAGATGTCGGATGCGCGAGAACTTCGTCCATGCCGTTTACCCACACAATATTGCATTTGGGTCCTGCCGCCGCATTCAGAACCGGATTTGTACCAGGATTCTGAACGGTACTTCTTAAACCGGAAGATGGCACTGGCGTAGGAAGAACCGGCTGTTGAAATGCTCCTGTGCTTGTTCCGATTGCTGGTGTTGGATTAACTCCGAAATTGCTCATTTATTGATCTCCTTTCGTCCAATAATACGATGGCATTTCGTTTCCGGAATCCCACGTATCATAGTAATCACCGCCCTCCACGGTAACGACATGCTGGTCCAATACTAATAAATAACAGCCATCCGGATGATCATGACAAAAGTCCTTCACCGTATATCGTCCGAGATAGCTGTCTGGTATGAATTTTCTTATGTAGCCAAGTCTGGCCAAATACGCTCCCCAGGTCGCATTTCCGGAAGGCATGTCTTTTGCCAGAAATCCCTGAAATGACGTGGCGGCATACACATGATCCCAATCCTGATTTGTAAGTTTACAGATTGCACGTATGGTACAATCACCGACAAATCGTCCTTTCGGATTTGGGTTATAAAATTGAAAAGCCATTTTGAATTCTCATCAGCCTTTCATTTTTGCGGACGAGTATCAGTACCCGTGTTTCGCGGTTTCCATGAGAAGCCACTCAAGCTTCTGTATCTGTTCCTTATACGCAGTAAGAACAGTTGCACTTGCAGGTGGATCGAATATTACCTTTACAAACAAATAGACAAACTGCTTTACATCCTCTTGATACCCGTCATCAATGAAGTCGGACCAGACTTCGTCCTCGCCAGTTACATGAAATGGCATTTCCGGGCCGACGCCAAGCTGACAGAGTCTTGAAAATGCAGAATTAATGTGTATGATCAAATCCGTGTCAAAGTACTCATAGTCTTCACTCGGCCCGATCATTCTTCTAATCGTTCTGAGAATAGATGTTTCTACAGCCATTTCTATAGCCTCCATGGACAAGTATCATACAGCGTTCTTTCGATCGGTTCTTCAAGACCGAGGAGCGATATGTCGCCAAAGTGTATCGCCTGGTGTGTTGTGAACGAAGTGCATACGACTAATTCAGGATCCATTAGAACATCGGAGAGATTAGCAACGTCTTCGAGTTCTATTGGATTCATATGATGTATGTATATCTTTTCTCCAGGCTCAAATGGGCGTTCGCTACATGCCAGATCGAATCCTCCATCTCGAATAATGATCTCGCGTCTGAAGTTTCGCCATTCTGTTGATGTATAAAACTTCTGATTTAGCCAGCGCTCTTTTCCGAACGTTTCATGGCCAACTGTTCCGCCGATTCGCAAATATTCGTAACGCTCCTTAAATGTAGGAAGTTTAATGAGTTCAGTATAGGTACGGATCTTCATACTCTTCCTCCGTAGGAATCGTGTAAGAACGCATTGCGGCGATCGCCTTACGATACAGGTCTTCTCTCGTCTTTTCCGAGTCAATAGCTTCTGTTTTCGCTCGAAGTAGTTCGTTTTCCTTCTGAAGCTTCTCCATTTCCTCGCGTTGTTTTATCGATCCAGCCTTTAAGAAATGGACGTATTCTGCAGATGACGCTGTGCCATTTCGTATTCGCTCTTCTACAGCATCATATACGAGTGCAATTAGTTGATTCTCGCGTTCTTCCGGCGATCCTGCTGGCGGAAATCGAATATCTGAAAAATTGTCTACAACTTCTTTTTTCTTAGATGCCACGCAGCAGTTCACCTCCATTCTTTGCTACGTATGTGCCTTGATGCCTTTTAGGTGTGTATGGATGGTGAAGGAAATGTGGAGGGATGACAGGAGATCAGAGAACCACAAGTCAGAGAGCTTGAAAGGAGAATCCCGGCATTTGGCCAGATCGTTCTATAAAGGAGGATAGAACACACGAAGAATCCATACACACGTAAAAAACATCAAAACCAAATATCAAATTGTCCCTCCGGGGCAAATTTTAGG